CGTCCCGTCACGCTTGAACTGAAACTCGCCGGGTTGCTGCGTGCCCGCATCGTCCTCAGTCCAGATGTAGAACACCCCATCGCTATAGGCCCCCGCGTTCCACACGCGCTGATTCGCGGCGGCGCCGGTCGCGCTGTACTTCACGTCTGCATCCGGGCTGGTGACGTTGACATGTTTCGTGGAGATGTTGCCGCTGAAATAGCCGTTGCGCCAGCGCAGCCCCGTCGAGCCGAGGTCAATGGAGGCGTCTGGATACGGCAGGTTATTCGCGCGGTAGAGCACGTAGGCCGCGCCGTCGCCGAGGATGACCTCGTTGTTGCCCCCGACGTAGAGACCCCCGATCCACGTGGTGCCGTCAGCACTCTTCCAGTTAATCGCCTTAGAGTTTTCGAGGTAGATCGCATCGCCCAGTTGCAGGAAGCTCGGGCCCGTGATCCCGCCGCCATCGGCGATGGTGACGCCCGAGTTTTGAATCAGCTTCCCGGTCGTGCCATCGAACCGCGCGACGGCGTTGTCGGTGGCCGACGCGGGCCCGACCACCACGGGGTTCCCGGCGATGTCGATGCTGGCGGATGCATGCACACTCGCGACGTTGATGCTGCCGCTCGCGTAGTAGTCCGTCGCGTTGTAGATCGCGCCCGCATCGTTGATGCAGGGACCGGGATGACTCTGTATCAGCTTCCCGGTCGTGCCATCGAACCGCACAATCCCTTCGTCGACGGCTGATGCAGGCCCGACCACATTGCCGGTCCCACCGCCGCCGGGAGGCGCCGCGAAGGTGCCGTCCGCGCGCAAGAAGTTGGTCGTGCCGCCGGGATAGCCGGCGAGCCCTGTCACGCTGACCGGGTCGCTGCCGGCGCTCGCATGCGTCGAGGCGTGCGCGGTCGGCGTCCGGGCATTGGTGAGACGGCTGTCGTTCCCGGCGCACGCACTGGTGGCGCTCGTCCCGAGCGTCCGCAGCGAGCCGGTCCCGGCCACGGCATCGACCGCCATCGGGTCCGCCCCGCCTGGCTGGTGGGTGGTCGCGTGGGCCGTGGGCGTCCGGGCATTCGTCAGGCGCGCGTCGTTGCCGGCGCAGGCGTTGGTCCCCGCGGTGCCGAGCGTGCGGAGCGACCCCGTACCCGCCGCCGCATCGACCGCCATGGGATCGCTGCCCCCGGGTTGATGCGTCGAGGCGTGCGCGGTCGGGGTGCGCGCGTTGGTCAACCGGCTGTCGTTCCCCGCGCAGGCACTCGTCGCGCTGGTGCCCAGGGTGCGCAGGGACCCGGTCGCCGCAGCGGCGTCCACCGCCATGGGATCGCTGCCCCCGGGCTGGTGGGTCGTGGCATGAGCGCTCGGGGTCGCGGTCGGGGTCGCAAACGTGCCGTCGCCGCGGAGAAACGTCGTCGTCGTGCCCGAGAGCTTCGGCAGGAGCCCGTGCGCGCCCGTGGTCGCGTTCAGCGTCGTGACATCGCTCGTCGCGGCGAGTTCGTCCAGCTTGATCGGGTCGCTGCCGCCGCTCTTGTGCGTGGTCGCGTGCGCCGTCGGGGTGCGCGCGTCCGAGAGGCGCGGGTCGGAGGTGGACACCTTGCTCGCCAGGTCGGTCGTCAGGTTCGTGACCTGGCTCTCGGCAATCGTGACCGGGTCGCTGCCGCCGCTCGCATGGGTCGCCGCGTGCGGCGCCAGTGTGCCGGGCGGGCCCTGCGGCCCGGTGTCGCCGGTGTCCCCCTTCGGTCCCTGAGGACCGGTGGGTCCTGGGTCACCCTGCGGCCCGGCGGGGCCGGTGGCGCCTGTCGCGCCGGTGGGTCCTTGCGGCCCTTCGGGGCCGGTCGGCCCGGTCGCGCCCGTCGCGCCGGGATCGCCTTGCGGGCCGGCGGGGCCGGTCGCCCCGGTGGCACCCGTCGCACCCTGCGGGCCCTCGGGACCTTGCGGCCCTTCGGGTCCGGTGGCGCCGGTCGGGCCGGTCGGTCCTGGCGGCCCCTGGAGTTGGCCCGCATCCAGCCAGCTGCTCGTGTCCGCGTCCCACACCCACAGGTGTCCGGTGTCGGCCGCAATCCAGGCGTCGCCGGGCGCGCCGGTCGACGGCAGGTCACCCTCGCTCGGCACCGTGCCTTGAATCGCGATACCAGTCCCGGGCGGGCCCTGGGGTCCTTCGGGGCCGGTCGGGCCTGGGATGCCCTGGATGCCTGGAGGGCCTTGCGCCCCGGTGGGGCCAGGGTCTCCTTGCGCCCCCTCGGGCCCCGTGTCGCCTTGTGGACCTTCGGGTCCGGTCGCCCCGGTCGCCCCCGCCGGTCCCTCGGCGCCTTCGGGTCCAGCAGGCCCGGTCGGGCCGGCGGGTCCCGGCGGGCCAGGGGGACCCGGCGTCCCGTCGCCGCCATCCCCGTCCTCGTCGTCGGAGGTGACCTCCTGGGTCGGCGCGAGCGCCTCGCCCGCGAGCTTTTGCAGCTGCGCGATCGTCTGCTCCTGCTCATTACTGGCGTCGGCCAGGTCCCCCGCCGTCTGCTCGGTGCCCTGCAGCCGCGCCTCCAGGTCGAAGGCCCGGTCCCAGAGCAACCGGATCGACTGCTGCGCCCGCCAGTCGCCGATGTCGTCGACGTGCGGGTACTGCTTGGTGAGGGCGGGTGGGGGCGTGACCTTGATCGCCATCGGCCTAGCCCGGCGCGGCGGTGGGAACAGCGCCGCCACTGGCTTGCGCGGCCAGCACGGCGTGGGTCATGGGCCGGGACGGGTCGAGGTCGTCGTTGCCGAAGGGCTGCACGGTGATCGCGCGGGCCGCGCCCCAGGGCTGAATGACGATCACGGTCTCGTCGCGATAGAGCCAGAAGGGCGCGGCGCTCGTGAGCACGTACTTGATCAGCACCCCCTTGACGGCCTGGAAGCCGTGGAGGAACCGGCGCTGCTTCTGTCCGCCCGTGGCAGGGATTGCATATGCATGTGTCGTGGTGTCGCCGACCTGGTTGTGCTGCACGGCGGTGGTGAGCGTGACCTCGGCGGTCGACTTCAGCGTGATGTGGCCGTAGAGCGGGTAGAACCAGCCCGGCAGCCCGTGGTTGGTCTCCTGCGTCTCCCAGCGCGTGAGCTGGAAGGGCTCTTCATCGAAGATCGGTTCGGCGGAGTAGAGCCGGCCCGGGTGCGCGTCGACCGGGAAGAGACGCCACACGCGTCCGAGGTGCTGGTCGGCGAGCGCGAGCTGCACGACGCGCCGCCCGGTGGTGTTGACGGTGAGCGTCTCGACCACCGTGCCGTCGACTTCGACCTGGACCTGCTTGTCCTGCCCGTAGGTGTCGCACTCGAAGATGACCGCCTTGAGCCACTTGTCCGCGCGTGTGCCGAGGATCGAGAAGTTCTGGTTCCAGTTGGTCTGCTCCGAGGGCTCCGGGTCCAGGTGCCACCGGTGCGTGTAGAGCAGCCCGGGGTTGGGGTCGATCGCCACGAAGCGGAAGACGTGGCCGCGCCCCCACGGGAGCGTCAGATGCACGACCTGCCGCCCGAGCGCGGTGACGCGCCAGAAGGGCTCGCTCGTCGCCGGGTTCACTAGGCGCACGTCGTCGACGTAGACCTCGATCTGCTTCTCGACGCCGCCGGTGTCGCAGTAGAGATCGAGCCCCGTGTAGTACTGGTCCCACTGGTTCTCGAAGTGGATGTCCCACCCGGCGATGCGCGGCGGCTCTTCGAGGTAGATCCAGTCGGCGCGGTAGAGCAGCCACGGGACGCAGTCGGCCTCGGGGCGGATGCGGACCATATGCGCGGGGACCGCCGGCCAGGAGAACTTGAACTTGTGCCGGTTGTCGCTCTGGACATCGAACTCGGCGACCAGGGTCCGCACCCCGCTGAAGTCGCGCTCGATGAGCACGTGCTTGGTCACGCCGCCGGCGTCGCAGTCGATCGTGACGCCGGTGAGCCAGACCTCGTCGGGCGAGTTGAGGTCGTCCCAGTTGGTCACCCGCGTGTTGGTGAGATCGGGCTGCAGCGTGATCGCATACCCGAGCTGATAGATCGTCGGCGGCGGGCCCGCGGTCGACCAGGAGAGCTCGCAGGCAATCGAGTGCGCCTTCTGCGGGTTCACCCCGAAGGCATCGACCAGGAAGCGCTCGCGGCCGCTGCCACCGCCGCTGACGGCGATCGCGGTGTTGGCGTGCGTCTCTTCGTTGAGGAAGACCTGCGCGGTGAGCGTGGTGCCGGCGCAATCGGCGTCGAGGAAGAGATCGCCAAAGAGCTTCTCCTCGCGCCGGCCGCCGGAGGCCGAGCCCGTGCGGATGCGACACGCGATGGGGAGGCCGTCGTCCGAGGTGCCGTCATGGGAGTAGCTCGCGCCGGTCGCGCGGCCGCCGATGAGGAGCACGTCCTCGTCCTCGCCCTGGAGGACCGCCGGGGGCCGGCCGAACGTGTAATGCCGCCAGAACTTCTGCAGGATCGAGAAGACCAGCACCTGGCGATTGCCCCCGACGTCCTGGTACTGGAAGAAGAGATCGTTCTCCCAGCAGGTCAGGCGCAGCGCCTCGGGGACGGTCTTGTCGATCGGCACGTAGCCGTTGACGGCGGTGCCGTAGAAGAGCGGGTTGATCGCTTCCGAGAGCCAGTCCTCGGGGCCGCCCTGGGTCGCGAAGACGCCGTCCTCGGCCACGAAGAAGACGAATCCCCCGGGCCCGGTGCAGAACGCCCACCGCGCGACGAGGCCGCGCGTGCAGAGTGCGGGGGTGGCCGTGACGCCCTGCGCGCCGGTGAGATTCGGATAGAGGAAGTAGAGCCGCAGACGGCTGAAGACGAACGCCTGGTGCCCGAGGATCCCGCCGTTCATCAGCTCCTCGGAGGGCGCACACACTTCGACGTTGCCCGAGGCGGACCAGTGATCCGGCTGGCCGGCGATGCAGAAGTAGACGTGCCCGGGCCGGTGCGGATCGCCGCATCCGAAGAGCATCCCTTCGACCGGGCCCCAGAGCGCCGGGAGCGGCTGCGCGAGTACGGTCTCGCCGGTCGTGTCGCGGAGGGTGGGCACGGGCTGGAAGTGATCGGTCGGCAGCGTCCCGGCCGCCGCGATCTCGGCGTCGCTCAGGCCGTCGTCGAAGACCTGGCCGTCGCCGTCGTTCTCGCCGACGAAGTACCAGTCGTCGATGAGTGAGCCGCCGCGGCGGTAGATGCGCTGGCGGATCTCGGAGTCGCCGTAGGCCGGCGGGTCGACGCTGATGTGGCGACGCAGCGGATCGATCACCGCGGTCGCGAGCTGCTCGGCGCTGCCGTTGCTTTCGGCGCCGGTGCGCGGGTCGTAGTTGGTGATGCGGTAGTCGTAGGGCTGCGCGCCCGGCTGCGCGGTGTCGGGGCCCCAGCCGCCGGTGAGGGCGAGATCGTCGAAGCCGATCGCGATCGGCCCGTTGCCGTCTTCGGTGGTGCGGACGTAGAGGATGACGCCGGTGACGGTCGACCAGTCGCGCCCCTGGGTGTTGCCGATGCGCTGGAAGTCGCCGCGGCGCAGCGGCGCGCCGGTGAAGCCGTAGCCGAACCACTGCTGCGAGCCGGCGCCGATCTGGAACGACTGGGCGCGCGCCGAGTCGGCTTGCTCGCGGGTGGTCTGCCAGCTGGGACGCGTGTCGTCGTAGCCGCGTGCCTTGGCATCGGCGTCGCGCAGGGCGTGGATGCGCGCCGCTTCCGCCGCGTCGATCTGCGCCTGCTGCGCCTGGAAGAACTGCACGTAGTCGTTCGGGCGGAAGGCCTTTACATATGCATCTTGATTGCTGCCGGCGTCGTTGGGCGTGCCCGGGAGCACGAGCGGATCGAAACTCGGGCTGCAGACGATGTAGATGCGGATCTCCGCCATCAGGTGCGGGTGCGACGTCTTCATCCAGACGCGCACGAGATCGTCGTCGCTGGCTTCGAGCAGGCCCGAGCCGCCCACTTCATTGAGCTGGGTGAGATCCCGCGTGACGGCGACGCCCCACCAGGAGTCGTAGCCGCCGGTGGTCGTGCCCGGGTTGGTGACGCAGTAGATCCCCTCGGTCCCTGAGGGCGAGTCGCCGGGATCGGCCAGCGGCGCGTCGGGCGTGCCGACCACCGCGCCGGTGACGTTGTCGTGCCCGGGCGCGGGGACCCAGTTCGCAGCCTGCGTGCTGTCGGCGGACTCGCAGAGCGCGATCGGGCGGGTGTACTCGGTGCCGAGGGCGGTGGTGAGGCCGGTGGGGATGGGCAGGCCGATCGGCAGCGCCAGGCCGTCGGCGCGGACCTTCGCCATCTTGGCGCGGTCCCCGACAAAGAGCCAGGGCTCGCCGGAGAGCGTGGGCCGGTGCGGGAGGAGGGCGAGGGGGAAGCCGCTGTAGCCGGAGGAGACGACCGTGGTCGCCCCCGAGAGCCCGCGGTGCAGGTCGCCTTCCACACCCCAGAACCGCGTGGTGACGTCGCTGTCGGGGTCGCGCAGCTTGCGGATCGAATGCACCGTCCCACTCGTCGCGCCGTGCGTGGCGACGACGGTCTCGCCCGGGCGCGCGGTCGCTTCGTTCTCCTGCTCGTGCCAGACGTTGGTGTGGCGCGACCAGCCCTCCATCGCATCGAGCGAGTCCTTGAGGTTGAGCGTGCCCGAGCCGAAGCGCACCGTGTGCGTCTCGAACGGCGAGTCGAAGGCCGCCGTGGTGACGTTGTTGGCGCGGCGGCTGATCTGCTCGGCCATCAGGCCCACCCTCCGAGCAGGATCGCCGCGGCGGTCTGGGTGAGCTCGTAGCGGCGCTCGGCGTAGCGCGCGCGCTCGTCATCGAGCAGGCGCCCGACCTTGCGGAGGAGCGTCCCGAGCGCGGAGTACTTGAGCGCGGAGTCGAACTCGGGCGCGAGCGGGAGCGCGAGCTCGGGGCCGCCGACGACCGGAGCGACCTCGGGCGGCTTGGCGATGTAGAGCAGCTCGATCGTCCCGGGCGCCTCGGGGGTGGGCACGAGCCGCAGCGTCAGGGTGGGGCCATCGAGATCGGCGTAGCCGAGCGGCAGGTCGGGCGTGGTTTCCCAGCCGGGCACCGCGAGGTCGCCCTCGAAGGCGTCGACCGGGCCGAGCGGCGTGCGCGTGCCGTCGGCGGCGCGCCAGACCAGGTGCGCGGTCGCGAGCCAGTCGGCGGGGAGATCGATGCGCGTGGCGAGCGCGGCGACCGGGAGCTCCACGCGCGTGACGACCAGGTGCGTGTCGCGGATGAGCGCGCGGACGCCCGCGTTGAGGGCGTCGAGCACTTCGTCACGCGTCCAGATGAGGGACGGCCAGGCGTCGCCGCCGTCGGGCGGTTCGATCAGGACGTACTGCAGCTCGCTGAGGAGCTCGCGGTCAGTCATTGGCGGTCTCCGCCTGGTCGTGCCGCGAGAACTGCGCGACCACACCCTGCAGCTGGTTGGGCGCGCCGGTCGAGGGTTGCATGTCGCGCCGGCGATCGAGCCCGGCCCAGCGGCGATACGCCTGGTTCTGCTTGAGCAGGCTGTTCTCGTCCGCCGCGGCCTGGAGGAACGCCTCGAAGTAGGGCCGCGTCGCGCGCCACCGGTCGCCCGCTTCCTTGAAGGCGACGACGTGCAGCGCCATGTCGGCGACGACGTCGATGATCTCGTCGCCGAGATCGACCGTGTCGGTGGGGAGGACGAGGACCGGCGTCCGCATCACGCCGTCGCAGAGGAGCGCGCCCGGGGTGGCAGCGGCGTAGCAGGGCCAGATGGCGATCTGGGTGAGGGAGACGGGCGCCCAGAGAATCGGGGCGGAGGCGGTCTGCGCGCGCCACTGCGGCTCGGCGAGATCGAGTTCGAGGATGGAGCTCGGGATGACGGCCGCGCCCGAGGCGGTCGTGATGCGCATCGCGTAGGTCAGCAGCCCGGGAAGCGCGATCTCGGGAGTCGCCGCGAGCGCCGCAAGCGGGACGCGCGTGCGCCACCGACCGGTCAGCAGGTTCCACTCGCGCAGCGCCTCGTTGAGCGCGAGGCGCGCTTCTTCAGGGGTCCAGAAGACCTCCTGATCCCAGCGCTGCGCCAGCAGCGCCTGGAGCTCGTCGAGGGTCGTGGTGGTGTAGGGCACGGGGCTCCAGTCTCTGGTGCGCGATCACCGCTGGCAAGATCCCCCTGGGGTCAGGCCATCCGCCGGTAGCCGTACTGGATGCCGTTCCACTGCACGCGCGTCCACAGCGACCCATCCGGCAAGGTCGGCTCGATCGCGAGCAGGTAGGTGTAGGTACTCGGCAGGTAGTAGGGGGCGCCGACGGTCGTCGTCCCGCTCTCGTGAATCAGCCGCGCGATGGCGGCGACCCCTTCCTGGGTCTTCCGCGCGCAGACGAGCGACTGCACCGCGACGACATCCCGGTCGGGCGGGAGATCCTGCATGGCGAAGAGATCGGTCGCGCCGAGCGCCTCGGGCGCCGCCGCGTTGACGGTCGCGTCGACGTCGGGCTGCGGCAGGTCATCGACGTTCTGCCAGTTCGGCACGGTCGGCGCCGGCGTCCACTCCGCGAGGAGGCCCGGCGCGTCCGGCACCCGGACGATGATCTCGACGGGCCCGAGGAACTTGTCGAAGCCACCCCCGCCGGGGAGCCGCGGGTCGTCAATCCCGTCGTCCTGCGCGTCCATCACGACCAGGTCGTCGTAGACGGTGCCGTTGAAGGGATCGGAGAGCGCGAAGGTGCCGATCGCCCCGCTCCAGAAGGGCACACCGCCGAGGCTGATCAGGGTGGTCGTCGGCCCGGTGTAGGTCCCGACCACGGCGCCATTGAGCCGCACTTCGACGGACCCGTCGGTGGGATCGACGAACACCTTCCACCCGAGGTGATACCAGGTGTCGCCGCGGATCAGGTCCGGGTCCGTGAAGATGACGCGGTCCAGATGCTCGCCGCTGGTATCGCCCCAACGGGTCACCTCGATCCGGCCGTCGTTGGTGCGGCCGATGGCGATCTGCTGGTTGAACTCGGTGTCGCGCAGCGCGAAGTAGGACGCCGGCCCGTTGGTCTTGATGTAGGCCTCCATGATGATCGTCGGCGGGTCGAAGACCATCCCCTTGTTCAGCCCGCCGACGTGCCCGTAGCCGTGGAGCCCGGGCTGGCGGAAGCCGCCGCCGTTGGTCCACTTCCAGGTCGCCTGGTTGGCGCCGAGCGAGGGGTCGTAGTGATCGAAGCTGTCGAGGAAGCGGAGGGCCATCGGCGGGTGTCCTTTCTCAGATCGGGAAGTCGGTTCGGCAGGCGGTGCCGCTCGGCGTGTCGACGGGGAAGTCGGTGGCGCAGGAGGTGCCGCCGACCACGTCGTCCACGGGAAAGTCCACCTCGGCGACCGGCGGCGGGACGATCGGGATGACGATCAGCTCGCAGACCAGTTGGGTGAGCCGCGCCTCCTGTGCCTCGGGGGGCTTGGCGACGAGCTCGGCGACCACCTGGCTCGCCGCGAGCGGCGCCTTCGGCAGGACGTGGACGAGCTCGGCGACCACCTGGGTGACCGCTTCCGGGCCGGGCGGGGTCGGCGGGAGGGCGGTGAGGGTGTCGACGGCCAGCTGCGTCGCCCCCGCGGGCACCGGAGCCGCGGTCAGGGTGTCGACGGCCACCTGGGTCACGACCCCCGCGGGAGGCGCCGGGGGCGCGGCGGTCAGGACGTCGACGGCGACCTGCGTCACGCGCGCCACCGGGGGTGGCGGGACGGCGCCGCTCAGGATGTCGACGGCGACCTGCGTGGTGCGCGCCGCGGGCGCCGGCAGCGGCGCATGGGTGAGGAGGTCGGTCGCGACCTGCGTGGTGCGTGCCGCGGGCGCCGGCAGCGGCGCGTGGGTGAGGGTCTCGACGGGGAGCTGTGTGACTCGGGCGTCGCTCACGAGATGCCCGCCCCCGCGCTAGGCCGTTTTCCGGTAGCCGAACTCCGCCGCGTTGAACTCCGCCTCGGTCCACGCGAGCCCGGTCGCGGGATTGGTCGCGCGCACGTCGGTGAAGTAGCTGTAGACGGTGCCGGGGTTGAGGCTCGTCCCGAGGTAGCTGGTGCCACCCACGCGAGTGACCGGCGCGATCTCGCAGACGCCCGCATCCAGCTTCTTGACGTTGATGTTGACCTGGGCCCCGTAGAGCGTGGCGCCCGGCACGGGGGCATCCTGCACGGTGAAGGTGTCTTCGAGCCCGACGGTCGTCGCGCTGTTGTAATCGGTGTCGTCGTTCGGCGCGGCGTCGTCGACGGTCTGCCAGTTCGCCCCCGCCGACGGGGTCCACTGCGTGAGCGCGCCGGCGGCCGTGGGAAAGCGCGGGTCGACGCGGCAGTCCCCGAGGTAGTCGTTCGTCGGCGCGGGGCCGGTGCCGTCGCAGATCCACCAGTCGTCGTAGTCGGCGCCGGTGGAGGTGCCGTCCGAGACCCCCACGTTGAGGAAGGTGGCGTTGCCCGTCCCGCCGTTGCGCGTGTTGCCGCTGAAGGTCGCCACGGGGGTGGTGGTGCCGTTGAGCCGCAGTTCGGCCAGGCCGGTGGTCGAATGGATGATGACCTTGAGCTGCAGCTGGTTGTAGGTCGTGGCGGTGACCAGGCCGGCCGCCGTCGTCGCGACGACCGTGCCGTTGTTGTTGAAGCCGAAGGAGGAGGCGGAGCCGGTGTTGCGCAGGATCGCGATCGACCCATCCGCGTTCAACCGGAGGCTGATATGGTCCGCGCCCGTCTCGCCGAGGGTCAGAAAGACCCGCGCCGCGACATCCTTGTGCCGCACGGCGAACCCGGCGATGACGGTCGACGCCGCCGGGAAGGACCGAGAGATGCCCGAGCCGAACCGCGCCAGCAGGCCGTTGCTCCCGCGCCGGCCATTCCCGCTGCCGATGGTCTGACTGCTGCCGCCGATTGAGCTGCCGGTGGCCCCGTACTTGTCCACCAGATCGGCGGTCGCGTAGTGATCGAAGCTGTCCATCCAGAGCAGCGCCATCGGGCCCTCCCTCGGTCAGTACGGCACGCCCAGCACCGTGAGCGTCGCCCCGGTCCCGACCGCATAGAGATCGGAGAGCTTCACGGCGCCGGTGGGGAACGGGCCGATCGAGAGCGGCAGGGGCGCGGTGGTGGCGACGGTGACGCCGGTCGTCGTGGTGACGCCGGCGCCGCCGATCGTCGCCGCGGCCCCGGTCGCCGTGAAGAGCAGCTGCCGGAACGGGACGTTCTTGGTCTCGTCGGGCGTGCCCGGCGTGCCGCCCAGGACGTCCGAGAGGCGCTTGGCCGAGGCCGCGAGCGCGAGCGTGTAGACCGCGACCATCTCAGCGCTCGTCGATCGTGCCGGGCCGGCGGTCCTGCAGCGTCGGGGGCGGCGGCGGCTGCTCGGAGGACTCGAAGCGGTTCGGCAGCGCCGGCAGGCCGGAGACGGAGTTCGGCGACTCCTGGCCGTCGGTGCCAGGGACGGGCGGCGCGGGCCAGAGCACCTCGCCGGCGAGGCCATTGGGCGCGTCGATGGTCACCTCGGGATCGGTGCCGCTCGACACGACGCCGTCGGCGCTGAGGTCGTAGGTCTTCGGCATCCCCGGGTTGTCCCAGAAGGTTTTGAGATCAGGCATTGGAGTCTCCTTACCATGCACAGGCATCTGTGGCGCGTGGATCACCGCCGGCGCTGCAGCCGCAGCCGCAGTCCGCTTGCTCCCAACTGTCCCAGAGATCGGCGGGCGCCTGTTCGTCGTCGCGCAGCGAGAGCATCTGCACGCCGTACTTGAACTCGTTCGCCTTGGTCTGCGCGAGGCCGGCGTTGAAGTAGGGGTTCGGTTTCTCGCCGGTGCCCGGCCAGAGCGCCGCCTGCGCGAGCGCACCGGCGACCAGGACCTCGGCGCCATCGGCCAGCACCCCGGAGAAGAATTGCCCGTCGGTGAGGCGTGGGCCCTGGCGGTTGTAATACCCGCTGAAGGTCGCCGCGCTGCCGTGCGGATAGACCTCGTAGCGCACTTCGCCGTTCGGGCCGGGGGTCGCCGGGAGGAGCGCGCGGGGCGGGCCGGTCACGGCGTGCATCGGATCGGCGCAGGTGAGCTCGGCGAGCGACTGGTCGGTGCAGATCTTCTTCTGCTGCGCGGTATCGACCACGATGTCGAACGAGGCGAAGTCGGAGGGCATCGTGACGTAGGGCGAGCTGCCGTCGTAGGGGACCGCGAGCGTGCCCCGCATGAAGCTCCAGCGGCGCGCGGCCAGGAGCTGCTTCCAGGCGGCCTGCACCCACTCGCGCGCGAGAAACGTCGGGGCGGACGGGCAGTAGAGCCGCACCGTCCGCCACGCATAGCCGAAGTCTTCCGCCATCGGGGCCGGTCGGCCAGGCTACTGGCCGATCACCTCGAAGGGCGCCGCGAAGGTCGAGAGGTCGGTGCCGTTGGCAACCTCGGACGCCCCCGAGGCGCCGTAGCTGACCCACTGGATCTTCTGCGTCACCGGGTTGTAGAAGAGCGTCCGCACCGCGCCGGCGGCGTCGACCGCCGTGCCCGGGAGAAACGCCAGGATCCGTCCGAGCCCGAAGGTCGCCGCCGTCACCGCCTCGCCCCCGGTGGCGTAGGGGTTGGGCCCCTTCCAGACCGCGACCCGGCGGAGGAAGCTCGACGAGCTATCGAAGTAGTTCCCGACCGAACGATCGAGTGGCATGTCGGCCTCCTACAGCGTCTCGCCCAGGTCGAGGTCGACCTGCACCTTCTGGTTGCCGGTGCCGCCGGTGACGTCGGTCACCTTCGGCGTCGAGACCACGCCGAGCGGCTTGGTGCCGGGCGCGGTGCCGGCCGCGACCAGCACGGCGAGATCGGTGGCGCCCCCGACCAGCAGGTCGGCGCCGGCGACGGCGGCGGTGACGTTGGCGTCACTGGCGCGCACCAGGCAGGGTCCGCCGATCTGGATGCAGCTGTAGTTGCCGCGGGTCGGGGCGTTGTTGACGACGCCGGCGACCTGGTTGAGCGCGGCGCCGCCGGCGGTGGTGACCACGTAGTTGGCCCGGTCGGACCAGTAGACCGGCTGGCCGCTCTTGGGGGCCGCGGCGGCGGCCGGGTCGATGCGCACGATCTGGAAGCGCTTGGTGCGCGGCGGGGTCGCCGGGGTCGCGCGGCTGACGGGGTGCTGCACGGAGAAGCGCGCCCCGAGGGTGCCGGGCTCCATCAGGCTGGCGGCGTCCTCCTTGGTCGGGTCACCCGACTGGAGGTAGACGGCATTCTGTTCAAAGACGCTGGGCATGATGAACTCCTTTGAGATGCCTATGCATCTAGCCCAGCGGCTAGCTGCCGATCCCCGAGATCACGCGCGAGAGCCGGAGGGCTTTCACGGTGAGGTTGCCGGCGAAGAGAATCTGCCCGGCGACCTGGTTGTCCTGCCGCGCGCCCTTGAAGCCGGTGAAGCCGAAGGCGAACTTCCGCGACTGCGCGATGTAGAGCCGGATGTAGGCGTCGTCGCCCTGCGGGCCGAAGTTGAGCCACCAGAAGGTCTCGTTCGGCGCGAAGTAGCCGCCGAGATCGGCATCGTTGACCCCGTCGGCGCCCGGGCAGTACTGCGACATCGTGATCGTCGCCTTGTCGAACTTCATCCCCGGCCAGTTGATCTCCGGCTGCGTGGTGTCGATGATCTGGTGCGGCAGGAAGTTCTCCGCGATGTAGCCCATACAGCGGTTGGTCGTGATGCCGATCGTCGGCGCCTCGTTGCCGATGATGGCGCTGAAGTAGCTGTGCCGCAGGACGCGGTAGGAGATCGGCGCGCCGCCGAGATCCTGCGCGATGAGTCCTGAGGGGGGATCGAGCGCGGGGCTGACGTCCACGCGCGTCTGCCCGCCGTAGGAGGGGAAGATGTTCCCCGCCCAGGAGGCCGAGGTGCCGTTGTTGAGCGCCTCTTCCAGGCCGTTGAGCTCCATCGAGCGGTCGTCGCCCGCGAGCGCCTGGCCGTGATGGAAGGCGGCGATCTCCAGGATCGCGGACATGGTGAGGGAGGCCTGCGCCATGTCGGTGCGGATCACCGAGAAGGCGGCGCGCGGCCCGGCGAGTTCGACTTCGAGGTCTTCGAGGAACTCGGTGATGCCGACCTGGTAGTAGCGCGGGCCGAAGAGCAGGCCGGTGCGCGTCTGCCGGCGGGTGATGTCGAAGCTGGAGCCCTTCTTGTACGCGCCCCCCTTCATCGGCTTGTACATGAAGTTCTCTTGAATCTGCGGCCCGATCCACTTCCGATTGAAACGGGACTTCGCCATCGCGATGAAGGGGCCGGCCTTGAAATAGCCGTCCACCACACCGGGCTCGATCTCCTTGGTCACAGTGGTGTTGACTTCGTCGAGCTGAATTGCCACGGGAGCCTCCTCAATGCGGACTCGTCGCGACGGCGGCGGCGATCAGGCGCTTAGCCTTGTTTGGCCGCGACCAGGCGCTCGTACTCCGCGACCGCGGAGTCGAGCGTGTGCTGGGCGGGGCCTTCCTTGGTCTGCAGGACGTCGAGCGGCGAGGATTCTTGCCGGAGCGGGAAGGGATGCCCGCTCTGGGTCTGCTTGAGCCGCTCGGCCCAGCGCTTGTCGACTTCGTCGTTGATCCGCTTGTCTTCGGCCTCTTTGTGCTTCTGCTGGATCCGCTCGCCGTACTTTTCGAGATACGCGTCCTGGAGCGAGTAGACCCGCCCGGGTTGGCCGTACACGGGTTTGCCGAGTTTGGGGTTCGCCACCAGTTCGGTCATGTCGAGCGGCTCGCCGAACAGATGCGAGTGCCGCGCGCCCTGCGTGGCGAGAAACGCTGACACCGCGATGTAGTCGCGGCCCGCTTCGTTGATCGCGTCGTTGGCGATACGACGGATGTCGTCCTGGGTCAGCGCGACATTCCCGCCCGCCGCTGGCGCAGGGGCCGGGGCGGGAGCGGGGCCCGGTGCGGGGTCGCCACCCCCGCCCGCGCGCGCGGCGTCGAGCGCCGCCTTGTTGTCGGTGTACCAGCCATCGAGCCGCGTGTAGTACTCCGTCAACGCGCTTTCCTTTTCACGAAGCGAATCCATCGAGCGGCTGTAGTCGCTGCGGGCGAGCGCCCCGTCCCCGAGGAGGGTGACGGCATCTTTGGCCTCCGCGGCGTTGAAGATCGCCTCGGCCTGTGCGCGCTGCTCCGTGGGGAGCTTGGCGAGCACGCCAGCGAGGAACGATTGACCCGACTCGAATGCACCCATGGCGCTGACTCCTTCCCGGGCTGAGGCAAGAGCCAGCCGGCGCCCCTCCGCGCGAGCGGGCAAGGGCGGCGAGCGCTCCTCTCACCTGGGGGTGAATGGGGTGGTCGTCGGCGGTGTCGTCGTCGGAGTGGGCGTCGTCGTCGGTGGGAATGGATCTAGACCGTGCCCGGACCCGGGATGCCGCGGTCCATGCCGCCGCCCGGGAAGGCGGAGCCGGGCGCGGTCGGGGCGACCGGACCCGCGCCCGCGCCCATGAGCGTGGCGAGGTACTGCGCGACCATGTCCTTGATGAGCGCGAGCTGCGGGCCCTGGTCGGGCGTGATCTGCGCCCAGCTGTCGAGCAGGTCCGACATCGCCTGCGCCGATTGCGTGATCCCGGTCAGGACTTCGGGCGGCATCCCTTGTGTCGGGATCTGGCCGGCCGGCCCGGGCCCGGGGCCTGCGATGCCGCGCATCGAGAAGCCGGAGCCGGCGTCGCCCATCGGCGTGGGCGAGGGCGGCGGGTAGTCGAGCGCCGGGGCGCCGGGCGTGGGCCCGGTGCCGGGGAAGCCAGCCGCGGGGAAGGCCATCAGCGTCTCCCTTGCAGGGACCGCCCGCCGCGGATCGGGCGGGTCGCGGTCGTCCGCTTGTTGAAGTCCTGCGCGCCGACCGAGCCCTTGGCGAGCGACGGACTGATGTTCTTGCTCACGACCACCGCGTTGTCGGGGCTGGGCGCCTTGGTGACGGTGACGCGCGGCATCAGCGGCTCCCACCCGAGAGGGAGCGCCCCGACTGCATCATCGACTTCTGGATCGGCGCCGCCTTGCGCTGCTTCCGTTTGCGCGCGGACTTCTTACTGAAGGCCGGCGCGGCGGGGGCGGCGTGCGGATCGGCGTCCTTCGTCGTCGGCTTGTAGGGAAACGCCATGATCGCTCCTTCACTTCTTCGCGGACGGCACCGGGAGCTTGACCGGCGACGGCGCGAGCTTCGGCGGCGGCGGGGGTGGCCCCGCGCTCGGGGCCGATCGCTTCGCGGTGACGCGCGCGATCATCTGGTCGAAGGTCTCTTTGCTCATCGCTTCGACAGGCTCCGAGCCGGGGACTTCCGGCGCATCTCGCGCGTGCGTGCGGGCTTCAACTCGATGTCGCCGGGTTGGATCCCTTCGTACTGACGTCGGCCCAGCACGATGTCGCGCACCTGGTGCCGACTTTCCGGCGTCAACCGGACGGTCTCGTGATTGAGCGGGAGGTTTGGGTACCGCTTGACCCCGAGATCCTCGTTCAGGTCTTTGTCGAGCATCGGCCGCCCGGGTTTCTCTGCCACCGCTCACCTCTTGCTCAGCGACCGCGGGGCCGTGGACGACTTGCCGTGCCACTTCCGCCCGAGCGCCGGCTTCTTGTTGGCCGTCGCGTAGAAGACGCGCTCGCCCTTCTCGGGCCCGTACTGGTCGCGCATCGAGGCGAGGACCTTGCTGCCGGACGGGGTGAGCGGCATGGAGGGGTAGCGTCAGGGGAGAATGGGGGGCCGTCAAGATCCCCCCTGGCGCGCGTCACCGCCTCAATGTGCGCGCGACCCTGGTCGCTGGAGAAGGCGCCCCCGCGGGGGGTTGCCGCGGCCGGACGGATGAGCTAAGGTTCAGCCGGAGGTTCCCCCAGGATGTCATCCCAGCGGATTGTGTTGAGTGTCGCCCTCTCGCTCGTGTTAGCCGTTGCGCTGTTTGCCTTCGCCAGGCCCAGGTTGTACGAATGGAGTCTCGACCGCCAAGTCGATCGGGTCATCAAGAACGGGTTGGCGCGGTCGGACGAACTGCGGGAAGAGGGCGATGTGTGGGGGTCGATTCGAGCCTCGGAGTACGCGCGTACTGGCCGGGTGCCGATGTCTGCGCTCGATACCGTCGCCGCCAATGCCGACGCGACGACCTACGCGCTGCTGATCGGGGTCGGCTGCGGCACCGCGATGCTCTTCAAGCTGCTCTGGTCCGCGTGAGAGAAGCAGACGTGCGATCACTTCTCTGACTCGGTGATCGTCGCGCGGCCCCCGGGCTCGTCGTTCTTGGTCTCCGACGACGGTGGTGCCTGGCCGGAGGCTTTCCGGCCCGCCGGGTTGACCGTCTGGCCGATGCCGAGCGAGGCCTGCGCCTGCAGCCGCTCGGTCACCGTGACCGGGACGCGCACTTCGAGGATCTGGCCGCTCATCGGATCGATCGTGAAGGTACGCTGACTCGCCGGGTCGGTGTACTGCGGCAGGCCCATCGCGCCGGTCGACATCACGCCGAGCGCGCCGGGCGTCTGCTGCACCTGCATGATCATGTTCGAGAGCACGTCGGCGGGGGGCGGCGAGAGCGGCGGGAGCGGGATCGCCGGCGGCGCGCCGACGTTCGGGGTTTCGAGCGTCTCGTGCAGCGACCAGAAGTCGTAGTAGCCCATGCGCGCCAGCTGCACGCGCATCATCTTGCGCTCGGTGGCGTCCATGGCCAGCACCGAGTTGGGCTGCACGATGAAGACGAACTGCTTGTGGAAAAACTGTGCGCGCTGGTCGCGCGTGGTCTCGCGCGCATCGAGCTCGGGGGTGTAGCCCGGTTGCCCGGGCAGGAGCGCGGGGACGAACTGCTCGGGGTCGAAGTCGAACTCGTTGAGCATCTGCCCGCCCTGCCCGAGGATCTGCACGCGCTTCGATTGCGAGAGGAACTGGAAGTAGTTGATCTTGACCATCTCGCTGAAGTCGCGCAGGAAGAGCTCGACCTGGCGCGCCTCGGAGCGGATCTCGGGCGTGAGCGCTTCGTAGTACTTCTGGATCGTGTCGGCCGAGGGCATCTGGCGCAGCTGCAGGAGCGCCTGCAGGTTCGCGGTGCCACTGAGGTCGGCAAACTTCTGCGTGAGCTTCTCCCACATCTCGATCCCCATCTGGATGATCGAGGGGTTGGGGCCCTCTTCCTTCTTCCAGGGATCGCCGAAGCCGGGCATCACCTTCACGCGCTTGCCGGGGCGCCGCGGGTCCATCAGCTTCATCGTCGCTTCGGAGACCGCCGTGCGGTTGTAGGTGATGTCGGGATTGGTCCACTGCCGCATCGCCAGGCGGACGTCGTGCATCGTGTCGTTGATCGCGTCCTGGAGCGGGAGCAGATCGTTGAAGAGCGGCACGCCGAGGAACTGCCAGGGGACCGACCAGAGCTTCAACCGGCAGAAGGGGAACATCCCGTGCCAGTAGGTGTTGGGCCCGTCGTAGATGAGGGTGTCTTCGGTGGCGACGATGAGGCGCCCGCGGGGGTAGAGCGGCTGCTGCGGCTGCACCAGGTAGGCCCAGTTGGCGCCGGGGGTGCCCATGGGGATCGCCTGCGGCGTGAGGTTGCGCGTGCGATCGCGGAAGTAGGCGCGGTAGACGACGATCGATCCGGCGCGCGCGCGGCGCGTGGTCGCGGCCGAGCCCGGCCAGGCAATGGAGTCGAGCGGGTCCGCCGGGGAGATCAGCCGGCTCAGGCCCGTCCGGAAGCGCCCCATCACCTGGCCGAGCAGCGTGTCGGGCGAGGCCTTGAACAGCTGCGCCTTCGCGGGGTACATGCCGCGCAGCACATTCACGGTGTGCTCTTCGCGGAAGCAGACCCCTTCCCAGAGCTGGTTCGAGCGGCCGAAGGAGGGGCGCAGGGGGAGCGTGTCGCGCGGGTCGCGCGCGGTGAGCTGGTGTGAGCCGCCGAGGGGGGCGTGCGGGTCCCAGTCGATCACGAGGTCGCCGGTGCCACCGGCGAGCGAGTACTTGACGCAGTCGCCCAGGTCCAGGTCCATCATGGTCGTCATCCACTCGGCCATGAGGTACTGGTTCAGCATGTTGGCCTGGACCTGGTACTCGGGGTTGGTCTTCCAGCCGGCGACCGGCTTGAGGTCGGTAATGGCCGCGACGTGCGCCTGCATCGCCTTGCGCGTCTCGTTGATCACGACCTGCGGGAGGTATTTCAGCTTGCACTGCTCGGGCGAGAGCTGCTGGCCGACGATGTAGTCCTGCGCCTTGCCGATCAGGTCGTAGGAGGGATCCTGGCGGTTGATCAGATCGCCTTCCTGCACCCACTCGCGCAGCCAGCCGAGGACCCGCGGGTCCCCGGACTGGAGCTGCTCGGCGCTGGTGCGCGGGAGGGCGTAGACCCCGGAGGGCGAGAAGTCGGCCACGGGCGGCGCTCCCTACTTCTTCTTCGTGTCGGCGTACGGGTCCGGTGCCTCGGGCGCAGGCTTACCCGCGGGCTTGGCCTCGGGCGCGGCCTTGGCCTCTGGTGCGGGCTTGGCCTTGGGCTCGGGCTCGGGCTCGGGGGGCGTCGGCAGCTCCTGGTAATGCGTCGGCCCCGGGCGCAGCGGGCCCACGCCGTCGGCGACCCAGGCCGTCTGCGTCACGTCGAAGCGCGCGACCAGTTGCCGTCCCCCGGGGACATACACCACCAGGCGGTCGCGGCCATCGGTCGGCGGTGGGTCGGTGGGTTGCCAATCGGTCTGTGGCATAGCGTCACTCCTTCGAGAGAGCATCGAGGGCTGAGGGGGTGGCGTCGCTGACGCCCGGCCCATAGTCGGTGTCGGCGACCGTCGCGTCGCGGCGGAGCTCGGCGCCGTGGCGCCGGACCCAGTCGGGGTCGGGCCGCGCGCCGCCCGACCAGTCCGGGTGGAGCGCGTGGACGTCTCTGTTCGAGTCGTCGTTCGAGTAGCGCCGCCAGACGAGCGGCTGCCCTTCGCCGTTGCGGTACTGCTGCTCGCTTTCGCGCTCGATCTTGCGGAGCTTGGCGAGCGAGTCGATCGTGACGAGGTGGTTTTGCCCATCGCGGACCTCGAACTCCTGGAAAGGCTCCAGCGCGTCCATCCGCCCGACCTGCGGGATCCAGGCGGTCGGCCTCCCGCAATGGAGCGGCGCGCCCTTGGTGGCGCCGATCGCCATCGGCACATCGACGTCCACGAGCACCTGGCCGCAGACCTGACACCAGAAGTCGTGCAGCGCCATCAGATCGATCCGATCGGGCGCACGGCGGACGGATCGAGCGGCGGCGCCGGCGGCGGGTCGGCGGGCGGGGGCGCCGGGGCCGTCGGCGTGGGATCGGGCGCGGGCACGGAGGCGGGCTGACCCGTCGCGGCGTGCTCTTTGTGCTCTTGGTGTTCGTCGTGTTCTTCGTTACGCACAGGAGTCCTCCTGGGAGGCGCGTGCTTCTTGCGCGGCGGCATCGCGCTATCCACCTTTGTAGAACAGTTCGTCTTCGACGCGCGCGACCACCGCGCGCATCTCCGCGTCGACCGTGCGCCCGCGCTTGGCGGCGCGGTGCTGGAGCTCGGCGAGCTGCCCGGGCGTGAACGGGATGCGGATGTCGCCGATGCGCACCGAGGCCAGGCGATCGATCGCGGCGAGCATCGAGGCCGCGGTTGGCCGCGCGCCCAGGCCGAGCGCTTCGGCGATCTGGTCGGTCTCGCGCGGTGTGAGATGCAGGCCGGGCGCGGGCGCGGGCGGCGCGAGCTGCCGGCGCATCCGCGTGAGCAGCAGCTCGATCTCGTCGAGGATCGCCTCGGGCGAGCGGCTGACGACCTCAGGCACGATCGCGGTCGTCGAAGTAGAGGCCCGCGGTTTCGTCGCTGAGGCTGTAGAACTCGTCGCTGCTGACGCGCTCTTCATAGTCGGTCTCCAGGTCGTCGGCGTCTTCGGTGGTGGCCGGCGAGTTGCGGTAGTCGGGACGGATGGTCTGGCGGTCCTTGGCGAGGGCGTCGAGCGCGGTCTTGCGCCGGCGCCGCTCGGCGATGGGCTCGACTTCGCCGCCCGCCATGCGCCAGGCGACGTAGTGGCCGATCGCCGCCGCCATCACGCCGTCGTCGTGCTGCCCGCGGGCGGCTTCGGCTTCGCCGATCGTCGTGGCGGTGATGAAGTGCCGGAGCTCGCCGCGGGTGATCGGGCTGTTGAGGATGAAGTCGGGCTGGTGCGTGATCGGATCGACGGCGGTCACCGCACCGTAGAAGCTGGCGAGCAGGAGCGGACGCGTGCGCGGCGAGGTGAGCCACCCGATGCGCGTCGAGTAGCGCCGCTCGACCGAGGCCGCATCGGCGTACTCCCAGACGTAGAAGTGCGCGTAGCCCAGGTGCAGCTGCAGCGTGTCCTGCGTGGCGAGCCCGTGGTTGTTGGTTTCGATCGCCGCGAGCGCCTCGATGCCGTCGCCGTCGCAGTAGTAGCGGCCGACCGCGTCGCAGATGAAGGCGAGCGCCTTGGGATCGAGGACGTTGGTGACGTACTGCGCGACCTGTTCGGCGGGCTCTTCGATCGTCGGCTGGCGGATGACGTCGACGACCGAGTAGTCCTGGCCCAGGCCGTCAGAGACGTCGACGCCGAGGATGTAGCGGCGCGGGCCGCGGAGCCGCGGGTACTCCCAGATGGCGAGCACGCCCTGGCGCAGGTTCGGGAGCGCGGCGAGCTGCGCCTTGTCGAGGCGCCGGAAGCCGTAGCCGGGCGGGACCGGCGTGGTCTCGTGCGCGATCGCGGAGCTGCGCGGGCTGAGGTGCGGGGCGAGCGGCGGCACGACGCGCCGGGCCTGCAGGTCGGCGGAGGGCGTCGCCGGGTCGCGCCGCAGCTGCGCGATCTCCAGCGCGGGTTCGACCGCCCACACATCGAGGAGCGGCCGCGATCCCGCCTGGTCGATCGCTTCGAGCTGTTCGAGGGTGAAGACCGAGCGGCCCGCGTACTGGAAGCATTCCAGATCGTCGGCCGGGTACTCCTTGAGGAACTTGTAGAGCTGTCCCTTCTTCTCGTAGAAGGAGCGCGTCTTCTCGTACCAATAGAGCTGATCGCGGGTGAGCGTGACCGTGCGGCCGGCGAACCACTTCGGGGAGTCGCGCTCGCACTTGGCGGCGTGCTGCGTGGTGGTCGTGAGCGGCGTCCAGTCGAGGGGCGCGGGGAGCGAGTACTTCTTCGGCTCCGCGCACCAGGGAATGAAGATGTTTTTGAAGCGGCCCTCGCCGGCGCCCGAGGCCAGCCAGTGCTTGTGCCACCAGTCGCCGGCAAACTCCGCGGTCGCCTCGTAGAGGACCAGCGTGTCGGGCGCGTAGGGAATGGCCGGCAGGAGGGCGGTGTCGAGCTGCTCGGGGTTCTCCCAGGTCGGGAGCTCGGAGATGTGGACGACCGAGTAGGTCTGCCCGCGGCCGATCGAGCCCTTCGATCCTTCCAGGCCCGAGGTGGCCTGGAGCGCACCGCGGGTCGACTTGCCCCAGGCGGTCTTGAGGAACGACTGGTTGGCGAGCGAGAGCTCGCGGTTCTTGTTGAAGTAGACGCGCCGCGGCTTGAGGAACCAGGGCAGCTGGTCGTAGATCCGCACCACCATGCGAAAGAGGTAGGCCGCCTGCTCCTCGACGTCCGCGCCCGAGAGCGCGCGGATGTGCGCGCGGGTGCAGATGCGGTGGGCGACCAGCGCTTCGCTGAGCGTCGAGACCCCGAGTTGCCGCGCCTTGAGGATGTTGAGGAGCAGGCCGTCGGGGGAGCCGCTCGCGCGGTTCGCCTGCTCGATGCGTCCGAGCTGATCGAGCACCAGGCGCTGCGACTCCCAGAAGGGCGTGAGCCGGCGCAGCCCGTGGCCTTCCATGTCGATCCAGCAGAAGCGCTCGGCGAAGTAGGGGAAGTCGAAGATCACGCGCACCCGCGCGCTGGAGACGAAGAGCGACTCGTCCTCGGTGAGCGGCCGGGTCTGCGTGCCCTCGTCGTCGACCGCGGCCATCGCGGAGGCGGTGAGCGTGGCGCTCTCGCGCACCGAGTAGCGGGGGATCACGCCGCCGGGGAAGGCACTCCCGAACTGGCGCGTCGCCGCCGCCTCGCGCTCCGCGATCACATCCGGGTGATACATATGTATCTACCGCTCGGGCACGCGCGGCGGGCCGGGTGGATCGGCCGGGTCCTCGAAGGGCAGCGGGGGCTCCTCCTCGTCGCCCTCGCCCGGCCGGTCGGGGAGCTCCACCGGCGGATCGCGCCGCTCGACTTCGTCGGTGTCCTGGGCGCGGGCCCCGCCGAAGAGCAGGTCGCCGACCGCCTGCTGGAGTTGTTCGAGCGCGCCCGGTGCGGTGGCGGTCAGGTTCGCGGCAATCGCGTTCTGCTGCACGATGAGCCCGCCTTTCTTTTCGAGGAGCTGGCCGAGTTCGAGCGCGAGCTTCTGGCGCTCGACCGTCGGATCCGAGATCGCCTTGTCCATCACGTCGGTCACCACCGGCGGGAGCTTGGCCGCGATGATGTGGCTGGCCTCGATGTGCGCCCGCGCGATGAGCGCCTTGCGGTAGGTCGCGAACAGATCGGCGACCGTGAGGCCGACCGTCTGGCAGAGCCGCGCGAGGCTCCACTGGGCATACCGCGGGTCGAGCAGCAAGGTCGTGATCCGCTCGATCTCGCTGCCGGTGCCGGTGACCGCGAGGGTGTCGGCGAGCTGCTCGCGGCCGCCCACCGCCTTGGCGAACACCTCGATCGCATCCGCGTTGAGGACCGCTTCGAGGTCGGCGATGGCCGTGTCGCGGCGCGCGGCGGCGGGCACGAGCGCCGAAGTGGCGGTCGCAGGCCGGCCGCGGGCGCGACTCACGCGCATCCTCCCTGCTCCCACTGCCGGGCCACGGCGTCAAACGGCCACCAGGCTTCAGAGGCGGCGTGGACGCGGAGGAAGCAGAAATACGCCAGCCGCCGCGGCACGCGCATCGCGATCCACCACCACAGGCGATCGAGGCGACTCACTTGACCACCCGCGCGCCCAGCAGCGCATAGGCGAGCGTTTTCGGTGGGGGCGCCAGGTGTACCCGCGGGGGGACGGGCGCCGGGGGGTGGGGCCGCAGGAGCCGATCGCTCTCGCGGGTCGGGGTGGGGCGTGCGGGGGTGGGCGCGTCTTTCGTCACCACGCGCGTCCCTCGCGCAGCCGTTCGAGCTCGCCGTCGCGCGCGACCAGGCGCGCATGGAGGTCGTGGGTCTTCTCGTCGGCCAGGTAGATGAGCACCTCGTCGTCGTCGGGGACGTGCCCGGTGTCGCGCTGGGTGCGGGCGACGTAGTCGAGCGCGAGCAGCGCGTCGTTGACATCGAGGTGGCTGACGCCGGTGTCCTCGCGCACCTCGGCGCGTTCGGTGGGCGGGTCGATCGGGGCGAAGCGATCGGCCAGGCGCGTGAGGAGCGCGTTCTGCACGCGCAGGGCGGCGGCGATGTCGGTCAGGTCGCGCGAGGCGCGGCGGAAGAGCAGCGCAGTCGCGAAGCGGCGCAGCATGATGGCTGGCCGCAGCTTGGGGGCGAAAACGCGGCGGTGTCTAGATCCCCCTGTCCATCAGGGCGTCGTGGAACTCCCGGCAGTGGCCGCAGTAGCGCTCGGCGATGTCGTGTGGGTTGTAGGAGCGCCAGCCACACCGCGGGCAGATGATCGACGGCACCACATCTTGGTCGAGGATGTGCCGCGTCTGGCGAATGTCGCCCGGCCTGATCCCCTCGCGCGTGAGGAGATCGACGACCGCCTCGCCGGTGAACCCCGTCAGGTCGAAGACGCGGCCGTCGACCAGGTGCAGCTCGATGCGCGGCATCAGTTCCTGCTCGCCTCCCCCAGGGCGAGCCGCGTCGCCAGCTGCCGCTCTTCGAGCTCACGCAGCTGCTGCGTCGCCTCCTCCCAGTCATTGGTGCGGAGCTTGCCGTGCTCGACGTGCAGCTCCCGGCTGCCACAGAGCCCGCACCAGGGATTGACTCCCTGGGTGCCGTCGACGACCCGCAGTAACTGGGCGTCGACGTCGGCGGGGGCGGTCGTCTCGGCGTCGTAGGCCAGGGCGCAGATGGCGTGGCGTGCGGGGCAGAGCAGCTGCGCGAGCCAGAGGGCGGGCATGCGCCGGAGGCTATCACACTCGGTCATCGCGACGCCCGGCGTCTGTGATGGCATCTTCACCACCTCCCGCCCCCGGGGCCCCACAACTTTTCACAATTTTCAAAATTGATCTGACGCCGGGCGCGTGCGCTCGCGCGCCGCCCGCGCCCCACCTCGCGGACAATGCGCCCGCCTGCACGCTGGCGCGCTGCCCCCTGCACGCTGGCGCGCTGGGCTGCATCCTGGCGCGCTGCCCCTTGCACGCTGGCGCGGCGGTCGGGCGGGGCGGGCTGGCCGTCTCAGTTGGGAGCCGGGGCGGGTCGCGGTCGAGCGCACCGCCGGATCCCGTTCTACTAGTGCTGGTTGCGACGCCGTACCGCAGGATCCCCAATTCTGCGCCCTTCCAACTGGCGCCCGCCTGGACGCCAGGACGCCACCGAAACCCGGAAGTCTGCCTAGATCGGTATTTCGTCCAGGACGCGAGATCTCGGCCCCGGCCATACCGAGATGGCCGAAAACGCCGCGCGTGCAACGTAGGGCAGCGTAGGGCGTTCTAGGGCCATATCGGTTTGCCTAAGTTAGCGGCGTTTTCCACAGGCTAAGTGATGCAAAAGTAGCGCATGCTCCAGGGGGGTATGCCGATGTGTCTGGTTCCGCTACACAGTAGTCTGCCGTGCAGGCGACTTTATCACCGTCTAGCGCCCTCTTGACAGCTACATTGCCCTACCTGTAGGATCGGGGCTCCCGCAGCACTTCAGCGGGGCGGCGGGCAACTCACAACGAGAAAGCGAGGGGCGAGCACCCCGAGCGCCTGCCGACCACAACCAACAGGAACCGCGCCAGCCCAGCTAGGCGCCAGAACACAGAAAGCAGGTCGCCATGTCATCAGTGATCACTACCGCCGCAGCCGAGTACTACAGCCGCCCCGCCGACGAGCGCATGGAGTCGCCGGAGCACCTGGTCCAGGTCGCCGCCGAGCGCAAGCGCAACAGCCGCGAGATCACCTGGAACGCCAAGGATCTCCAGGTGGTCCCGGTCGAGAGCGGGGACGGGCGACAGGGCCGGGTGGCGCTGGCGTCGCCCCGTGGGCAGGCGGACCTGACGCCGTGGTCACACGGGCAGCTGTGCAGGCTGGTCGGCGCCCCGGCGGCGTATGTGCGGACGCTGCCCTCCGACGTAGCCGCGGCGGCACTCAATCACGGGCTGCAGGCGACCCAGATCGGGCAGAAAGCCGTGATTCTGGCCGAGCGCACGCCCGCCACCGGCACGGTCACGGCCCGTGCGATCACCAGCGAGACCTACGGGCGTCTGTGGGACGCCGACTATTACGCGCCTGTGGTGGAGAGCCTCTGCGCGCAGGGCTGGTCGACGCCGCCGACGTGGGACGGCCAGCCCGCCGGGGCGTATCTCTCCGACCGCGACAGCTTCCTGGTGCTCACGCACGGCGGCTCGATCGTCAACGACCCGAGCGCCCAGAACGGCAACGGCCAGATGTACCGCGGGCTGATGCTGCGTAACTCCGAGGTGGGGCTCACGTCGGTCTGGCTCGATGAAGTGCTCTATCAGTACATCTGCGGCAACCACAACTTTTGGGGCGCCGTGATGGGCCACCAGTTCAAGCGGCGCCACGTCGGCACGCAGGTGCTGCGCGACGTCGTACGGGAAGTGGGCGCCATGGCGCGCAAGCTGGCGAACCGCCCCGCGAGCGCCGACGAAGCGCTGATTCGCTCGCTCATCAACCTGGAACTGGCCGAGACCCGCGAGGGGCTGGTTGACGAACTGCGGAAGATGGGCGCCACGCAGGCCGACGCCGACACGGCGTACCGCACGGCGGTCGAGTACTTCGACGGCAACCCCCGCAGCTGCTGGGGCATCGCGCAGGGGCTCACGCGCGCCTCGCAGGCCAGCGGCTACCAGGACGACCGGCTCGCCCTGGACCAGCTGGCGGCCAAGGTGCTGGCCAAGGGGCGACAGCTGGTCGCCGCGTAGGAGCGCCGCTGGAGCGCCTCAGGGCTGTCCTGGGGCGTTCCGGCGCTGCAGCCTAGCCACCGGCACCCGGTGGCTGGCCTGGAGCGCTGAACGCTTCCCACGAACCGAGAGAGGACAAACGACGATGGACTTCCCACGCTACCCGAGACTCCCTGAACTGACGCCACGCACCGAGGGCGAGAGCGCCCAAGCCTACGGGCTGCGTGCGCTGGGCTTCGTCACCGCCACGGGGGTTACTGCCACCGTGGACCGGGAGGGGCTGCAGCTGGCCGATCACGTGTTCCCGCTGGCGATTAGCGGCCCGGATCTGCTGGTGGTCGCCGCCGAGCGGCTGGCGGATGTGCGGGCGTTGATCTGCGCCACGCTGCGCGCCAGAGACGCCGAGCAAGCCGCGCCGCAGGCGCCCAAGCCCCAGCCCCAGCCTGCAGGCGTCGACACACCCAGGATGGGTCCTGGCGCGCCGCTGACGCCTGCGCCCGTGGCGCCGACCGCGCCAGCCGCAGCACTCCAGGCCACCAGCGACATGCTGCGCGACCCGCGTCGGATTGCTGCGGCCCTGACCGTGCCCAAGCCCCCGGTGCGCCCCGTGGCGCGCCCTGTCCCGGCGGCGCCGCAGGTGCCCGCCGACCAGTGGGGCTTCTGATGGCGCCCGCTGACCGTGTCCCCGTGACCGGCGGCGCGGATCGGTTCCCCGTGGTTGACCGCCACGGGGAACGGATCCACGTCGGCGACCGCCTGCGTGCGCAGGTCTGCATCGGGCCGTACGGGCAGACCCGCATCCTCGAAACGACCGTCACCGAGGCGCACTGGCCCTACTGCCAGTTGAACCCCGAGCCGCGCTGTGTGATCACGACGACCTATGACCGCGAGCAGCGCGTGCTGCGCTGCGCGACCATCCACCGCGACGTCGAACACGGGCACGAAACATGGGCGGAGATCGTGCCGCCGGAGGAGGCGACCCCGGCGCCCGAGGCAACCCCGGCGCCCGAGCGCCACGCGGCGCCCTACCGCTGGCCGCGCTGCGAGGCACGGGAGGTGTCGAGGGACGGGCGCAGCGAGCGTCGGTGCATCCACTACTCCGGCCATACGAAGGGGCACACCTTCGGCGGCTGGTACCTCAGGGAGGACCGGTGAGCGCCCCCCGGCAGTACGCCACCCGCGACCGCGCCATCGCGGCGTGGCTGCGGCGCGCCAAGCGCACCGGCGCCATCGAGGTGCGGGGCGGCGGCTGGTGGCGCGTCGGACGGGACCGGCGCGCCATCCAGGGATTCGGCCCGCTGGGGGACTGGCTGGCGCGCCGCGGCGAGCTACGGTGCGTCCCGGCGCGCGACACAGCGCACGGGCTGTGGGCGTGGGAACTGGCGCCCGAGCGCCTGCCTATGCTCGTCCCGGCGCCACCGGCGGGCGGGGGCACCAGAGACTGAACCGGCGCGCCGCGGCGGCGAGCACCGCGGCGGCGCGCCCGACCGACAACCGGCAACCGAGCAACCACGGAGGACAGAGCACCAATGGCGAAGCAGACCAAACGGACGACCGGCCCGCGGCTGGGCCTGCTCATCAGCGAGGAGCGGGACCGCTCCTGGCGCGACTACTACCACGTGCGGGCGACCGTCGTCGTGATCGACCCGACCGCCGACGAGATGCGCCGCATCGATCAGGGCGAGCGCCTGAGCATCCCGTACGAACGTGTGCGGAACTGCAGTGACGAGCGGATCGGCGGGCTCCTGCTGAACAACCTGCGGGTCGACTCGCAGGGCTGTGGCGACGACGAGACGCGGCACCTGTACGGCTTCGACTGCCGCTATCACGACGTCTACACGATTGACCGCACGACCGCCGAGGCGATGGGGAAGACGCTGCGGGCGATTGACACCAGACTGGACAAGCTGGCGGCGAAGTACGGCGCCCCGGCCACCTTCGGGCAGTACCTGGCGCGCGTGGCGGAAGCGATAGGCGCGACCGCGATGGTCACGCGCGAGAGCGGGTCGAGCAGCAGCTACAGCGAGAACGAGTACCGGGTGCGCGACATCCGCGACGGGATCTACCACGTCGATGGACTGGTGCGTACCTGGGTCACCGAGCGCGAGCGCACGGGCGCGGCGGGCGCGGCGGGGGTGGCGTGATGCGCGTCAAACGTCGAACCGACGCGGAGATCCGCGAGGTGCAGGCCATTCACGACCGCACCAGCGACGTCGCGCGCGAGATTGACGCGCGCGTCAACACCGACGAGACGCACCCGAGCTACGCGGGGCTGGTGATCCGTGCGGCGGACTACTGGACCCTCAAGCCAGCGTACCAGCGGGAGATCGCCGACACGCTGATCGTGCGGTTCTCGTCCAAGGATCCCGCCGTGATCGAGCGGGTGGCCCTGGCGATCAAGGCCGCGCTGACCGTGGAGGAGGCGTGATGGCGCGCATGTCCTGGGAGGAGCGGCAGGCGCGGCGTGAGGCGCGCTGGTACGGCGTCCGCTGCGTGCGCGCCATCCAGCACGCCGTGTTCCATCAGCGGGAAGCGGACGCGTGGCGGGCGCTGGACGCCGGGGACGCCGAGAAGGATGACACGCTGATCCGCATGTGGCAGGACCGCAGCGACCTGAGCCTGCAGGACGCCGTCAGCTACGCCCGCAGCGCCGCGCACCACGCGCGGCGGTCGCAACCCGACCGGCCGTGAGCCCCGCGACCGGACACCCGTACTCGAGCGGCGGGTGTCCGGCCGGTAGACAGATGCATATGCATCTGGTAGAGTGAGCGCTCGACCACCACCGACGAACGAGAGAGGACAGAGCCATGAAAGACGCGATCTACTTCATTGCCCCGACGCGGGGCGGCGGCTGGCGCGTGCGGAAGGTCGTGGAGCACGGGCCGTACCACGACCGGCGCCCGACGACCTGGCGCGGACCCTACGCGACGTCGTCCGTCGCGCAGCTGGCGGCGTACATCGCCGAACAGCCGCGCGCAACGGCGGCGCAGCCAGAGCAAGCGACGACGACGGGCACCAACTGGATGGAACGGATCTTCGTCGTGACCCCCGAGATGCAGGCCCGCATGGACCGGGAAGGCTGGTGCATCAGCCAGAGCGACCGGTACGGCTGGTGGCAGGTCGAGCGCGACGACGAGCAGAGCCTCCTGGCCGACGACGAGGCGGCGTACCCGCTGGCCCAGGCGGCGGGCGTCCCGGTGGGCGACGACGGGCGGCTGCTGAAGTACCCGGTGCATTACCGCAGTCTCCAGGAGGAGGAGTGAGATGAAGGTCAGAATTGCGATGGGGCGCAGCGTGCGCGAGTACGCCACGGTGATCGTGGAAGCCGACTCCGTCGAGGCGGCGCAGGCCTACGTCGAGCAGCTGCTCGCGAGCGGCGGCGACAGCGAGGCGTACTGCGACCTGGTCAACGCGGGCAGCTGGCACAGCGAGAGCGACAGCGTCAGCGACGAGGCGGTGACCGACGCCGAGGAGTACGAGGACGAGGACGAAGAGGCCGACGTCGTCGTCCCGTCGGCGGCATCCGAGCGCGCGGCGGCGCGGCAGCACGGGCAGTGTCCCGTGTGCGGGCACTACGGCAGCGACTGCCACTGCCACCGGAAGACAGCGGCGGAGTAGCGGACGCCCCGGCGAGCACCTGGGCGTACGGAGTTCACGCGCAACACCCACGCACGACGGAAAGGACAGGACCATGCCGATTGGACACGACAACTACGAGCCCGCCTACAGCGCAGGCGTGCGCGCCGATGCCAGTGAGAAACCGGAGCCCACAGACGACGGCTCGTACGTAAGCCGCAGCGCCACGCTCGCCGAGCGGCGCAGCCGACGGCTCTACACCTTCCGCACCCCGCTCCGCATCCGCGCCGAGGTGCAGTACGACGCGCAGCATCCGCTCCAGGCGCCCGCTGACCTGTTCGTCCTGTGGGCCGAGGGCATCGAGGAGGACAGCGACGAGGCGGCGTGCTTCCTGGTGCTCGACGTCCTGGGCACACCCGCCGAGGGTGGCGGCGTCTGCTGGCCGGACCCCGTCGTCGGCATCTGGGTCCACGCGGACAACATCGCGAGCGCCCAGGTGCAGACGCCGCTGCGCGACAAGCCCGGCGCGCCGCGCGCGATCACTGATCTGGCGAAACAGTGCGACCGCTACATGGCGCACGGGCGCTGCGAGCTTCGCCTGGGGCACCGGGGGAGCCATCAGTGCGGCCAGACGTCGTGGGGTGGGCTATGACGCTCCGCACCACCGTCATCCAGCAGATCCCCCGCCTGATGGGCACCCGCGAGTCGCGCGCGGCCGCGCTGGCCGTCGAGGCGCGCCACGTCAACCCGTCCACCGGGCTGATCGATCACTACCAGTGGGACGACGCCGCAGGCGACACGTTCCACTGGCAACACTTCTCGGACGGGAGCCAGGAGGTCTGGCGCGCGTGGGACGCCCCGAGCGGCGAGCAGCGCCTGGTCGCCTGGAAGCAGCGCGGCAAGGCCTGGCGCTACTTCTGGGCGGAGGACTAAGCGATGCCCCGACCCCGCTGCTGCGAATGCCGGGAGTCGAGCACGGGGCGGTGCGTCCGGCATCGCCCCGCCCTGGAGGCCTGCGCCGCCTGCGGCGACCCCGTGATCGAGCCGTACCACTGGACCGGCGCCGACGACCGGCGGTACTGCTGCAAGGCGTGTCACGACCGTGAGACGGAGAAGCATATGCAACCAACCACGACAGGGCAAGGTGACCTGCGATGAAGCAGACGAACGACTATCCGACCTGGGTACGTGTCAGCGCCGCGCTCACGGTCTCCACGGAGCAGCGCGACGGCGTTCCCGACTTCGCCATCGAGCGCCAGGCGCGCCACTGGTACGTGAAGTGGCGGACCTCTGCGTGCTGGAGCGGCCCCTACGCGAGCCTGGGCGAGGCCCAGGCGACCGTGGCCGCGGACGTCGCCTACAGCGCGGCGGCGTGCCGACGGTAGCAGTGCGCTGGAAACGACCACGACGACAACTACAACAAGGCAAAGGAACAGACCCCCATGAGAGCCAAGAAGGAAGTACTGCACTACAAGATGTTCGACGACGAACCCAACGTTGAGAAGATCTGCCATCGGCGCACCAAAGGCGGCGCGACCAGCGACTGGGCGCGCGTGACCTGTCCCAGCTGCCTGGAGCACGCACCGAAGCCGACGGACGTCGTCGCCTGTGCGTTCTGCGGTACGGAATGCTCCCTCAACATCTACGACTTCAAGGCGCACCCGCACCACGCGCAACGCTGCGCCGATTGCAAGAAAGCGGCGTGCGAGGAGCACCGCGTGAATGCATATCCATCCCGGTGCATCGACTGCGCCCGACAGTACTTCGACGCGCCGGGCCGTCGACTCCGCATCATGGCCTACGAGGTGAAGATCTACGACGTGCCCGCCGACTTGGAAGAGGCGGTGCGCGCGCACTTCGAGTCCGACGATCCGAACAGAACCCTTGAAGACGTCTTCAAGAACATCGAGGAACACCTGGACTCGTCCATCGGCAGCTACAAGTTGCTGAAAGGGCCCCGAGAGACCGCAGCGGAACGGCTGCTCGACCGGGTGCTGGATCGCATCGAGACGCCCAGTCGGTACCGGTGAAGCCCCGGCACCCCCGGCCCGTCGGTGGGCCCGGGGTGCCGCTCAAGCCCGCCCGATGAGCGTGTCGTTTACACTGATGACTAGGAGTCATAGAATGTCGCGTCGAGGCCCGAGGGGGCGTTCATGCTGATGATCCTGTTCTACGTCGTGCTGCTGATCGTCGTGGTCGAAGTCGTGCCGGAGGTCATTGACGGCGTCTACGTCCTGCTGGGGCTTGCGGTGCTGACGGGCGTCTGCGCCTTCGCGGTCTACTTCGGCGGCGCGGTCCTGGGGGCCTGGTGATGTGCAGCTGTCAGGCGTACGGCAAGAGCGGGGTGCCCAACGCGCGCGGCTACTGCCTGGTCTGCGGCGAGCCAGTCGGTGCCGTCGAGGCGCCCGGCGCGGCGCCGGTACCTGCGAACGCCTGTCCCGTCTTCCAGCCGGATCACAACGGCGAGTGCCTCCACTGCGACGAAGGGATCGACGCGCACAGCCCCGAGGCGATTGCGCGGGGGGAGGCGTGATGAATCTTGACGAGTACCGCGACCGCATGGCGGCGGCGCACCAGCAGTTCCAGACCGACGTCCTCGACCTGCTCCGCAGCTACGGGCAGGTGCAGACGGTGTTCACCCAGACGCTCGCCGAACTCGGCGCGCGGTTCGACGCCCTTGAAGAATCGCAGGACGAACTGAAGCGCCTGATCCTGGAGCAGGGGCAGACGCTGCGCGAGCACCGCGCCGACCTGCAGGCCCTGCGGGAGCGCCTCAACGGCCGCTGAGCCGAGGATGCATATGCAAGACGATCTCACCCCCGCCGACTACTGCCAGGACGCCATCGGGCACGGCTGCTTCGCCCGCGACCTCGACGGCCAGGTGCAGGCCTTCGCCCCGTCGGTGCGCGACCGGCTGATCGAGCGCGGCGTGCTCACCCAGACCGCCGACCACGTCTGGGCGCTGCGCTGGCACGGCTTCGACCTGGAGCGGGAGCGCGCGGCGGATATGAGTTGCTGCGACTTCTGCAGCGCGCGGCCGGTGACCTGGGTCGTCCCCTGCGCGAGCTTCGAGATGCCGCAGCCGCCGGGGACGCGTACCCACGCGACGAGCCTGGGCGACTGGGCGGCATGCGAGGACTGCGGCGTGGCGGTCGATGCCGGCGACCGGGCCGGCCTGCTGCACCGCAGCCTGGCCGTCCCGGCCGTGCAGCTGGCGGCGGCGGTGCCGGGTCTCCAGCGGGCGCTGCAGGAGATCAAGCGCGAGATCCACCGGCGCTTCTGGGCGCACTACCGGGGCGGCGCGCTGCGCATCACCCCGCATCCCTACGGCCACTGACAATGCCAAGCCTGACCATCGCAGACCGGATGCATATGCTTGGCCCCGTGGGTGATCCCTGCTGCACCTGTGGCGGGCCGCGGGTGCGCCACTACTGCCGCAGCTGCGACGCGTTCTTCGTCGCCTGCTGGTGCGCCGCGCCGGAGGAGCACGAGCACCTGGCGCACCGCGTGTACCTGTGGACGCCCGACGGCGTCGTCGCGCGGCCGAACTTCGACATCGACATCCCGTGGCCCCCCTCTAGCTGATGACACCGAGTAATGGGAGACTGACCGACATGACTGTGATCCTCTTGAGCATCCTCATTCTGATCGTGGTGCCCGTCCTGCTGCAGGACATGCCCGAGTGGCGCGACCGCGAGGGCGAGCGCCAGGCCCGCGAGCGGCTCGGCCTCCCGCGCTAAGCGGCGGGCACCGCCAGCGCGGGCCCGCATCCCCCGCACCCCTTAACGGGCACTGAGAAGGAGCCGTGACCATGGAGACGACGGGACCGGCGTGGGCGTGCGAGCAACACCTGCATCTGTACCGGAACGGCCAGGATCTGATCGAGCTCCTGGACCGCGAGCTCCTACACCGGCCCGCAACCAGGGGTGAGCCCGAGTACCGGGCGTGGCTCGCGACGCGCCTGCCCATTCTCGCCCGCGCCACACCGATGTACGTCTCCGAGGAGATTGATCGCGCATTCGCCCACTCGCTCCATGCGTTTCCGCTGACCACGCTCGTCGCCACGTGCCATCTGGATCTCCCGCTGACGATCTGGATCGATCGACGCTGGCTTGTCCGGGAGTTGCCCGACGGGCAAGTAGAGCACAGCGGCTATCTCGTGTGGCGTCCGACGCCGGATCACGTCGCCGCCACGTTGATTCTCAACGACCTCTTCACCGCACGTGACGACGTCAAGTTCAAGGACCGCCCCCAGCGCATGCTGTACCACGGCGAGACGCTCATCTGGCGCGAGGGCGACCCGGTCACTCGGCTCGTCCCCCTCGACGGCGATGGCACTCCCTTCGAGTCCTTCCCACTCGATGCCCTCAACAACGAACCGCTTGCGACGACCGAGGGCGACCTGGTGCGCGCGGGCCTGTACTTCCATCTCCTGAGCACGTGGGTTGCGACGAAGCTGGCACGCCCCGAGCGGGTGCCCATCGAGCGGCACGCCCGCAAGCGGCTCGCGCACGACGCCCCCGACCTGGCGCCCTTCCTCTTTCACGTGGTCACCCTCCGCGCGCTGGAGGGCAGTCCGACGGCACCAACGGACGCCGCCGCCCGCGAGCGGCACTGTCGGTTCTTCGTGCGCGGGCACCAACGGCATCTGGCGAGCGGGCGCGTCGTCCCGGTGCGTCCGCACGTCAAGGGGCCCAAGGACAAGCCCCTCAAGCCGCCGACGCGGTCGATCTTCTCGGTCACCCGCTGATGCGCGATGACGACGTCGAGCGGCGACGCCAGGCGATCACGCAGCTCACCGACGACCTCGATGCGCTCGCCGCGCAGCGCGCCGGGCGGGTGATCGTGAGACCGGACGACGACCCGCTCGACCCGCTCGACGTGATCGAGCGCCAGATCCGCACGATCCGCTGGATGCTCGTCGTGACCCTCGCGCTGACGCTCGCGATCCTCTGGAAGGTCTGGTCGCTCTAGCCCCCGTCCCGATGCGCCGAGTGCGACTCCCGCGAGCGCAGCGAGCGGGGGAGCCGAGGCGTGCTACCGTCCCTCCCGTCCCCGCCGTACCTGTGTACCTCCCGCTGTACGAGGCCGAGGGGCAGAGAACGAAGGAGGAGCCCATGCCTGACGTGCCCCGGATGCCCCCTGGTCGCCGCTGCTTCGCCCGGATCGACCGCTTCGAGTGCGCGTGCCCGCATTGCGGGCGCCTGATCTTCGCGGGCATCGACAAGCGCTACCTGCCCAAGCGCCTGGTCGAGAACAACCGCGCCCGCGCCGCCGCCAAGCAGCGCCCCCGCGCCGAGTCGGTGCTGCGGATGTTCTGGAACCCCTACACGCAGCGCCTCGCGTGCCCCTGGTGCGACCATGTCTTCACGGTCGGTCTGGTCTTCTACCCGGTCCAGAAGCGCTCCCGCCGCATTCTCACGCCCGCGCCCGACGTCGAGCCGACCGCCGCGGAGGTCGCCGAGATGCGCCGGCTGGGGGGCGGCTGGTTCAAGAAGGGCGGCCGGCGGACGGAGGAGCACGCCAACCTGGTGGTCCAGGCGGAGTGCAGCTGCCCGGACCAGGGGATCGATCCGGTCTGCCCGCTGCACGGGAACCAGACCCTGGAGGGGGGCGAAAGTGTGTCATAGCCGGGGCCATCTCCGAAGGAGATGGCGCACACCCCCCGTTTTTGTGTCCATTCGTGTGATAACCCCTCCGGGGACAAGAGGTTATAGGTGGACATGACCATGTCCAGAGCCTGTCCAGAAGACCGTCCAAACGGTCATTCGGGACAGGTTGAAGGGACAATGTCCGGAGCGATGTCCAGAACTTTGACTATTACTGTACCGCGAGCCTTCTGGACACAAAACAGGGGGGTGTGCGGGGAGTGCCTCGCCAGGCGGGGCGAAACCGGCACCCCCGTACGACGCCTCAGTGGAGTACCTGTACCCGCCGGTACACGCCTCGGCGGACCTTCAGGACCGCGCCCGTGGTGACCAGCTGGGCGAGCGCGCGCTGCACCGTCTTCATGGTGAGCGGGATGGCCTCGGCCAGTTGACTGAGCTCGCCCAGGGTCGTCTCAGCCCCGTCGGCGGGGAAGAGCGCCAGGATGCGGGCGGTCGTGCCGCCGTCGGTATCCCGGGCCAGCTCGAAGACCCCGTCCTCGTTCCGCTCCAGCAGGAAGGTCTCCGGCGGCGCCAGGTGCGACAGCCACAGGAACGTGTAGAAGCGCTGGCCGGTCTCGTCAGGCGAGGCGAGCACCATCTGGGTGTCGGTAAAGCCGAGGAGCGCCGAACTCCCCAGGATCTGATCCTGGAGCCGCGCGTAGCGGTCCTTCTTGTCGGCCTTGAGCTTCCCGCTGTGCGCGGTCGCAATCAGCGTGAGCCCGCGGTTCCGCAGCAGGACGCGGATCTCGTGGCAGGCTACCGCGCAGCTGTCGTAGTCGAGGAGGTTGCCCCCGAGGAACAGCCCGATGGGGTCGACAAAGAGCAGGGAGCGGCGCGGCAGCGTCAGCTTGTCGATGAAGTCGCCGAGCCGCGAGGTCCGGTCGAACTTCTTCCGCAGGCAGCGCGGGTCGAAGCTGGGATCGTCGGGCATCGAGTAGTGCCGGATCTCGGGGAAGCCGACCCGCTCGAACCACACGCGAGCGCCGCGGTCCCAGCCTCGGTCGGTGACGATGATGCCGATCTCGGCGATCGGGGTCGGCTGGTGCCCGAAGACCGGACGGCCCTCCCGGAATGCTTTCGCCATCCCCGCCAGCAAGGCCGTCTTGCCCAGGCCGGCGGCCCCGGAGAGGAGGGACACGCTGCCGCACGGGATGATGTTCGGGAGCAGGTCATCACTCCCCGGCGAGGCCCCCGCGGGGGCATCTAGTTGACAGGTGGGACTATCTGGGGCATCCTTGGTCATCGTTCTGTCCTGTCGGTTAAAGGGGGCGGTACCGGACTCTTCTTGCTCGGGAGGAGTCAACACCGGGGCCGCCCCCTCGTGGTGTACGCCCTAAGAATTCAGGCGTGTAACAGCGCTGGAAAGCGCCCGTTCTATCGAATTCTTCTCCCGGAGATCAAGATCCTCCCAGCCCCTGGTGGCCGGGGTCGCGCACGCCCCAAGATGGCGGTACGCCGCGGTATGCCTGTGGTCACTTGAGCTAGGGTTTGTCATCAGCTTGGTTGACAGTTTGTCATCAGCCGATTACGCTGCGCCGGGCGAGAACCCTGCTCCCCCGGAGGACGAATGATGACAAACCCAATCGCGTTGGCAGGTGGCCGGTGAATCTCTCGACCACGATCCTCGGTACGGCGGCCGTCAAACAACTGCAGGCGACGGGCAGCGCCTGGATCCTGGAAGTCGGCAGCGACCGGTTCACGCGTGCCGAGCTCGCCGGCGTGGGTTGCTTCAACTTCTCGGCCGCGCGCAACCTCACGGCGATCCTGAAGGGCGTCCCCGTGAAGAACCTGGCGGACCTCTACGCGCGTCTCCCGCCGACGGCCCTGGCCCTGCCGCACCTGGGGGCGATCAGCCTCGCCGTGCTCGGGGCGGCCTTCGAGGCCAAGCGAATCGGCGGCGACACGCCGCTGGAGACCTGGGTACGGAAGCACGCCGGGCCCGGACGCGCGAACGCCGCAGAGGCGATGGTCTCGTTCCAGACGCTGAAGCACCGCGAGCTCGCCGCCGAGCTCAAGACCCGCAGGCGGCGGCGCCGCGAACGACGCAATTACAGCGTGCGATCGCCCGAACGGGCGAGTGTGGCAGCGCACCTGTGACGGAGGACTAGAGGAGGAGGAGGGGGGATCGACGATGACGACAATGATTGGCAAGATGCTCGCGAAGGCCGAGGAGCTCGAACACAAGGCGGCTGCACTGCGCCTGGCCGCGGCGGTGTTCGATGGCAACCTGCACGAGCAGAAGCGCGCCACCGCGGCGCAGACGATGGCGCAGGCGATCAAGGTGCGGCGCGCGCAGCAGCACGCCCGGCGCAACGGCGGGGCCCCACACGACGAGCCGGAGCCGCGTGCGCCACGCCTCTCGAAGTGGAAACAGACTGCGGCGCGACGGGAGAAGAAACGGGACGTGGTGCTCGCGATCGTGGAGCGCTACGGGAAGCCGATGCCGCTCGGCGAGCTCAAGGCAGCCGCGCGCGCCCAGGGCATCCGCTCGCTCACTGGCATGGTCTCTTACGTACGCGCGGGCTTCCTGCAGCGGACCACACGGCGCGGCCAGACCTACTACGCCTTCCGGCAACGCCCCGCGTGAGCGCGGTGCGGATCACTGCGCCCGGCGCCGTCGATCGGACGCGGCGCCGTCACCCAGCATCAAGCACGTCGTCCTCTGCAAGAATCGATTGATGCATCGCACCAGGCACCACGCGATCGTCTGTCCGCTCCCGCGGCGTCGGGCGGCTGCGCTTGCGACGTGCGGGGGCCGCGGCGTCGCGGTCGCGTCGCGCGGCTCGCGCCTCGGCGCGCGCCTTGGCGACCTCGGCTCGCGCCTCGGCGAGCAGGGACGCGACATGGGCGCCGTGCGCGTCGAGGCGTGCGCTAATCATGGTGTCGAGAACAAGGCCGAGAGCCTGGGTCTGGTCGATGCGACCACGGTGCGCCTGGGCCGTCGCGAGCATGGTGTGCGCGAGGTGCTGTGCCGCCACCTGCTCCGACGGGGCCGCGCCTCCCTCGGGTTTGCTCACGCGCTGTTCCAGGTCCGCGATCAGCGCACTGAGCGAGAGGTCAAAGATCCGGGCGAGCCGCTCGTAGTAGTCGAGGACCGAGGCACGTCGTTTCTCGGCGAGCATGTAACTCACCGCGCCTTGTGTAACGCCGAGCTCCGCCGCGAACTCCCGCTGCGACAGGCGCTGGGTCTCCAGGAACTCGCGAATTTTCTGATTCAAGGCCTGCGACAGGGTCGCGGGCGTAGCGGGTGGAGCAGAGGCGAACATCGGTTGCTCCTTCCGTTTGTCAGTCGTTCTCCGACGAGACCGCTTCGGCATCAAAGGCGAGGGCCTACAAGAATATCACCACGAGTCATCACTGGCAATAGTGTCACAAGTTGTCATCAGAGGACACGAAGGACACCGGGGCGTCTACCGCCCGGCAGCGCGGACACTGTGGCAGGTGTGCATCTGCCGAGTCATCGGTGTGTCTTGCCGGTGTGTCGTTCTTCCGCCGAATCAACCGGTTACAGCCCCCGTCCTTCGGTGCCAGGCACAGCGGCCCCTCCGGGCCACATCGCGGACTTGACAGGGCCAGGCGCCTCGGTCTACAGTCCGCTCTTTCATAACGCCCGCAGCACAAGTTCATGACGAAACGCATCACGGCGCCCGCTCGGCGCACCCCGCCCCCGAGTCTCCGGGCGTACCTCGTCGGCCCGCCACCCGTGTCCCAGCGGGCGCTCGCCGAAGCCATCGGCTGCAACCAGTCGATGATCTCGATGCTGGCGCGCGGCAAGCGTGTGCCCTCCGCCGGGCTCGCGGTGAAACTCCACGCCGTCACCGGCGTCCCGCTCAAGGCGCTGCTGGCCACGAAGATCGGCAAGACCGCGGCGAAGGCGACCCCGCCACCCCGTCGGCGGCGGCCGCTGAGCCGCGGCGACCCCGCCCTGGGGGCCGCCCCGGTCCATCCCTGACCACCCTGGTTCCGTTGCGGAGGCGATCAATGACGATCACGCCACCGACGACGACGACGACGACGCCCATCCCGCTCCTCTGGTTCACCGACCGTTCCCGCTTCAAACTCGGGACGCAGCGCTGCCCACGCGCCCGCTACCTCGGCTACCACGCCGGGAACAGTTACGGGATCACGCTGCGGAAGCACGCCCTGCCGCTGGTCACCGGGATCTACGTGCATCGGATCCTCGAAGCATATGCAAGTCGGCTCATGGTGGTCGACCGGCTCCCGGGGCTCGACGAGGTGCGGGCGATCATCGCGACCCTGGTCGCCGAGTACGTGGCGGAGGTCGAGGCCCGCGGCTATCGCGGCATCCTCGGCGGGCCCGACACCGAGGAGACGATCGCCGAGCAGAGTGCGCTCATCAGCGGGCTCGGCTGGGTCCTGCGCCTGAAGTTCCTGCCCTGGCTCCACCAGGCCTACCGCGTGATCGCTGTCGAAGAGGAGCGCCTGCACTTCCTGGACTGCAGCTGCGGCGCGCCCCCGCTCGATGCCGCCGAGCACCTGCGCCGCGGGTGCAGCGGGAAGGCGATCCAGATCCGCACCGACCTGCTGACGCAGCGCCGCGGCGGGCAGAACCTCGCCTACTTCGAGTGCAAGACCACGGGGTGGGAGTCCGACGCCTGGGCGGAGCAGTGGGAGACCGATGCGCAGCTCGCACTCGGCACCGTCGACGCCGACAAGGTGTGGGGCGGGGAGGTCACCGAGCTCTACATCGTCGGGCTGAACAAAGGGCGACGGGTGCGCGACCGCTACGACGGCGCCGAGGACGAGCGCAAGAAGCAGCAGTCGGCGCTCTGCTACGGCTACTGCCGGCCGGGCAATCCGCCGCTCGCGCCCGACGACTGGCTCCCGAGCTACGAGTGGATCGCCGACGACGGCACGACCAAGCGCAAGACCAAGGCGCACCGGCGCCGCGGCGTGTGGACGCTCGACGAGAGCGACTGGCCGATCTGGAAAGCATATGCATCGTCCAACCCAGGCCTCACGCCGGAAGAGTTCTGGGTCCGCTTCCTGCCCGAGTCGGTGCTCGACAAGGTCTGTTTCATTCTCGGCCCGATGAATCGCCAGGACCAGCAGCTGCAGGGGCTGCTGCGCGGCTTCCTCGGCGAAGAGCGCCGCTGGCAGGAGATTCTCTGGGCCCTCTACGAGCTGCAGACCCAGGGCCACGGGTGGGCGAGCGAGCGCTTCCAGGCGCGGCTCGACGAGCTCGTGCCGTGCAGCTGGGCGTGCCGCCCGTTCGGCAAGGAGCACGAGTGCGAGTTCGTCCCGATCTGTCACCGCCATACCGGCTGGGACGACCCGCTCGGCAGCGGCCACTACCAGCCGCGCCTGCCGCACCACGACCCCGAGCTCCAGCAGGCCGTCGCGCGGGGCTTGCTGCCGGCGGAAGCGGCGGCGGTCGAGGACGACGAGTGATGCATATGCATCGAGTCAGTCAAGAAGGGGGACCGATGACAGACCGACGGGAGCACAACATCGACCGACGCGGGTTTGCCTCGATGCCGCTGGAGAAGCGCCGCCGCATCGCGAGCCTCGGGGGCATCGCGGCCCACAAGAAGGGCACCGCCCACGAGTGGACCAGCGAAGAGGCCACCGAGGCCGGACGCAAGGGCGGCCACGCGTCGCGGGGCGGCCGGGGCAAGCTCCCGCCCGCCCGGAGCGAGGGCTGACATGGGCACGGTCGGCGGCTCACGACACTACGTCGGCGGCGGGCTCGGGATGGAAGCGGGCTGGAAGTGTCCCCGCTGCGGCGCCGAGAACCAGGGCCCGATCGCACAGGGCTGCACGCAGTGCGGCTCCGGCGCCCCCGGGCGGCACATCGGCCAGGCGCCGCCGCCGCCCCCGGCCCCCGAGCCCGCGCCGCCCACGCCCGACCCGACGCGCAGTGTGGCCGAGGTGTGGCTCGACGAGCACCCCGACGCCACGCTCGAAGAGGCGTTCACGGCGGGCTACGTCGAAGGGATCCGGGAAGCGCGCCGCGCCCAGCGCGCGACGGCTCCCTCCGCGCCGCAGCCCTTCACCCCCGAGCTCGCCGTCAACCGCACCATCGTGGCGGCGCTCGAACTGTTTCGCGACCAGGTGCTCGCGGGCACGCCTGAGGAAGTCCTCAGTGGCGAGTGGCTCAGCGCCGAGCAGGTCACGTCCCTCATTCGTCAGATCCAGGGAGAGGTCATTCATCATGCCGGATAAAGCGCGTCGGATCTTCACGGCGACGCTGGTGCTGGGCGTGCCCGGCGCCGGCAAGACGTCGCTGCTTGCCACCTTCGCCCGCTACCTCTGGGAGACCTATCACCGGGTGCTGCTGCTGTACTCCTGGGACGGGGGCGCGATCCCCACCGACCTGCAGAAGCTGATGAAGCAGGGGCTCATCCGCTTCTGGCGCGCCCGGACACGGAGCGCCGAAGGCCTCGGCCTTGAGACGCTCTACCAGGCGACCAAGGGCTACTGGCCGCGGGAGATCAACACCGAGACCGGCGAGACCTCGCCCGGCGTCGAGCTCGTGCCGCCCGTCACCACGCTCTACACGCTCGCCTGTCGCAAGACCGGCGAGCTGCTGGCGACGTTGCCCACGCGCGCCGTGATCACGCCGACCTACTGCACGCCGTGCAAGACGCTCCACCCCGTCGGCGAGATGAACGTCACCGAGACGGTGAAGCGCACGCCCGGCTTCGAGATGGTCGGCGGGGTGGCCTACGACGGGCTGACGTCGATGACCAACGAGGTCCTCAGCTTCATGGACCACGCGCGCGGCGCCGGCCAGGTCGGCGGCGAGAAGAGTGCCTTCGGTGGCCCGGTCCTCAGCGGCTCGATCAAGCTCGGGGGCACCAACCGCGCCGACATCGGACTGGGGCAGAGCCGCGGGCGCGAGTTCGTCAACAACAGCCTGTCGATCCCGCACCTGGTCGAAGGGCCGGTCTTCACGGCGCTCTCCATGGAAGCGACCGACGAGGGCGGCCTGCCGATCGTCGGCGCGAAGCTCCCGGGGCGCGCGGCCACCGACGAAGCGAGCTCCTGGTTCGGCAACGTCTTCGAGATGGGCAAGACGCCCGACGAGCAGGGCAAGGAACACTTCACACTGTTCCTGCGGCCCTTCACCGACGCGCAGAACCGCCGGCACCTGCTCAAGACGTCGAGCTCGCCGACCGGGCTCCCCGAGATGCTCATCGATCCGATCGGCCAGCCGTGGGCGCAGGCGAACCTCGGGCTGGTGTTCTCGCTGCTCGACCAGGATCTGCAGCGCGCGCTGGCGGAGGACATCCCCGGCGCGCCGGGCCTCGCGCAGACGCCGAGCACCTACGGCGAGACCTTCTCGGTCACGCCCAGTGCCGTGGCGCCAGGCCCGACGCTGCCCCCGCTCACGCCGCCGCCCGCGGCGGTTCCTGCTCCGACGCCGGCGCCCGTCGCGCCGGTGCCCACTGGAGGTTCGGCGCCGCCCCCGGTCGCCGCGCGACGCCGGCCGCGCGTCGAGGCCGCGGTCGCGGTGGCCGAACCTCCGCCCGTCGCAGCCGCACCGCAGCCGTCCGAGCCGGCGCCGGTGCCGGCTGCGGTCGGGGCGGGCACCGGTCCTCCACCGCCGCCTGGGATGAAGCCCCCGGCGAAGCTCCCCGGCAGCTGATCCCCGCGCCTCTCCGACGGACGCCGCCGCTGCACCCTCCACAACGACGACGACGCTGACGACGACGACCACGACGACAACGGTGCGAGACCTGTGGTGTCTTCCCCCGTTCCATCGTGTCTTTCGTGTCTGTGAGGTGCATCGTGGGCAAAAGTATTCAAGAGCTCGCCAGTGAACTGAAAGACGAAGTCCTTCCAACCAGCGGTCAAGACCTCGACGATCTCCCGACCTTCGGGTCGTTCACGCCGCCGCCGCCGCCAGGGGCCTACCGGTTCCAGCTGCCCGGGGATCTCTCCGCGATCTGGGATCTCTTCGACACGCCGGAGAAGACCCCGCCGCAGCGCGTGAAGGCGACCTTCGATCGGGACCACCCGCTGCTCATCGTCCAGAGTCCGCAGGGGAAGTCGAACGGGGAGCCCTTCGAGACGCGCATCACCAACAACGAGCGGCAGCGCGGCAAGGACAAGGCCGTCACCGCCTCCGACATGGACTACCTGCTGCGCGCACTCGGCGAGAAGCAGAAGCCGAAGAGCAACCGCGAGTACATGCAGATCGTGCAGCGGCACGGCGGCAAGCAGTTCGGCGCCGACCTGCGGTACTCCTGGCGCTGCAGCAAGGACCGCGACGTGCGCGCCCGGGACGGCCAGGGCCAGGTGCAGGTCATCGAGGGCAAGAAGGGCTGCGGCGAGGCCTACTACCAGGAGGACGTGCCGAAGAACGCGGGGGGCGAGGTGCCCTACGAGATCCAGTGCGGCAACTGCGGCGCGCTGCTGAGGGCGTTCGCCAACCTCGACAACCTGCGGAGCTGACGATGGGCGGCTTCAAGGTCGACCCCGAGCAGTTCCCCGACGACGAGCCACGGCTGCGCCTGGAGCCGACGCCGCCCAAGCCCGATCGGATGCTCCAGTTCTTCACCTATGCGCATCTGCCGGCGGAGCTGCAGGAGGCGAGCAAGGACTTCTGCGATCTGGCACACAAGGTCGCGGAGAAGTATCCGATGAACCCCGAGCGCACCGTGACGTTGCGGAAGCTGCTCGAAGCCAAGGACGCGGCGGTGCGCACGCTGCTCTACCAGGGCTGAGGCCGTGGCGATCACCCGCGTGCAGATCAACGAGTGGGCGAGAGAGCACGACGTCGAGCTGATTCTCTTCGACCCACCCGAGCACTTCGACCACGCGATCGTCGGCCTGGTGCATGGCTTCGGCCAGGAGACGGCGGTCCTCTACGACCAGGAGAAGGTCCTGGCCGCGATGCGCGCCGACGGCATGGACGCCGACGACGCCGACGAGTGGTTCTCGTTCAACACCATCGGGGCGTACCTCGGGGAGGCGACGCCCCGCTTCCTGATTCGCCCGGAGAACGACGATGCCGAGACGTCCCTGGAATGACATCGAGACGCTGCACATTCCCCAGCACCACGCGGACTTCGCCGATCACCGCATCGACGCGATCGTCCGCCGCGCCGGCCTCCACGCCGGCCTTGCCACGCACATGGTCGAGCGCGTTGCGCGCAGCTGCTACCTGCAGGGCGTGTGGGATGTCGTCCAGCTGATCGACGAGCACCCGGAACTATTGAAGACCCTGTTGAGAGGAGGCACCCATGTCGAAGAAACGTGATCCGGTGATCGCGGTCCTCAAGTACTTCCAGGAGGCCGAGCTCCCGCTGGCGCAGCAGGCGCTGGCGCTCGCGCAGCAGGTCCTGCGGGCCCGACAGCCCACCGCACGGCCACGGCCGCGGCCGGTGCCGAAGAAGGCGGCGCCGCCGATGGCGGCCGCGGTGGCGGCGAGCGAGTAAACCAACGACGACGACGGGGGATCCCAGCCCTCGTGCGAACGATGAGAGGGGAGGCGACCGTGGGCGGCAAGCAGCAGCAGCGACAGCCAGAGGCAACCATCAGTCCTGGACGGGCGCGGGGTACCGTCCAGCACACCTACCCCGAACGGGGGTTCGGCTTCATCCGCTGTACCGAAGGCGCCGTGGAGGACGTCGGGCAGGACTTCTTCTTCCACACCAGCGGGCTCGACGGCGGGTTGACGATGCGCGAGCTGCTCCCGGGCAGCCTCGTCGAGTTCGAGTGCCGGGAGGTGCCGCGAGGCAAACGCGCGGAACACATCTCGCGCGCGCTCTGAGGAGGAGGGCTTCATGATCCGCCAGAACGCGCCTCCTGATCCCGAGCTCGTGTTCGGACGGACGAGCGGCCCGGTCTCCCCGGCGCCGCCGCCCGTCGTCATGCCGCGGCGTCGCGAGGACCCGCCCCCCGAGCCCGCGCCCGTCATCCCCGTCGTCCGCAAGACGACAGGCGCGGCGGTCGTGGAGGTGGAGCCGCCGCTGCCGTTCCCCGCCGCCGCGCTCCCCGAGGTGCGCACGCCGGAGGAGATCCGGGCCGCGCTCGGCCAGCCCTTCTCCGGGCTCTTTGGCGCCGCCGGGAGCGGCAAGACGTTTCTGACCAAGGCCTGGGCCGAGGAGGAGCCCGGGCTGCTGCTCGCCGCCACCACCGGGATCGCCGCGATCAATCTCGGCGGCGAGACGATCAACTCGATCCTCGGCTACTTCGACACCGCGAGCCTGCAGGAGAAGTACATCAACGGCGCGCTCACCGCGCAGCTCGGACGGCTGTGGCGCGCCGGCGTCCGGCGCCTGGTACTCGACGAGGTGAGCATGCTGGCGGGCGACCAGCTTACCTACCTGGTGAAGGCCATCGAGGAGGTGAACGGCCGCGGTTACGTCCTCGGCAAGTGGACCGACGGCGACGACGCGCCGCCGCCCGCCATGGGCCTGACGCTGGTCGGCGACTTCCTGCAGCTCGCGCCGGTGAAGGCGACCTACGCGTTTGAGTCGCCCGAGTGGGATCGCTTCGCCGGCAGCGCGGTCACGCTGACCGAGATCCGCCGGCAGAGTGACCCGGAGTTCATCCAGATGCTGCGCGCGGCCCGCGCCGGGCGGGGCCACCAGGTGGCGGAGTACTTCGGCGACCGGAGTGCGATCGCCGCCGAGACCGACGACCGCTACGACGGCCCGACGATCGTCGCCAAGAACGAGAGCGTCGACCGCTACAACGGGCTCCGCATGGCGCAGCTGCCGGGACACGACGTGAACTTCCCGAGTGCGCGGTGGGGGAAGCTCCGCAGCGAGTGGGGCACGCTGGAGAAGCCGAAGCACACCTGGGGCATCCCCGAGGTGCTGCCGCTGAAGATCGGCGCCTTGGTGATGGTGCTGGCGAACCGGCGCACCGAGGACCACCCGCGACAGCTGGTGTACGTCAACGGCGATCTGGGCACGGTGATCGATGCGCAGGACGGCAGCGCCTGGGTGCGGCTGCAGCGCACGCGCCAGACGGTGGAAGTGCTGCCGGTGACGCGCGAGGTCAAGGTGCCGTGCGACAGCGTGCGGCGCGCCGAGCTGCTGCGAGAGGGGAAGGGCGACCGCATCGACGGCAAGTGGGAGATCGTCGGCGCCATCAGCTACATGCCGTTGCGAGTTGCATATGCATCGACCGTGCATAAGAGCCAGGGGCTGAGCCTCGACAAGGTCCAGGTCAACATCCGCGATCACTTCTTCAAGTCGCCGGGGATGTTGTACGTCGCGCTGTCGAGGGCGCGGACGGCGGCGGGGTTGCGGCTGGTCGGGAGCCCGGGGGCGATTGTCGAGCGGTGTACGACCGACCCGCGGCTGCGGGAGTGGCTATGAAAGTGCTCGATCAGACGCGCAAGCTGATTGCCCTGGCGGTGAACAATCCCTCAGAGGAAGAGGCGCGATCAGCGGCTCGCAAGGCGTGCGTGCTCATCATGACGCATGAGTTCGAGGTGGTCGAGCGGCAGCGTCCTAGGCGGCAAGAGCAGCAGGAGCCGTACGCGCCGCCAGCACGACCCGCGGCAACGCGCTACGACGATCTGCCGCCCGATTGGGAGACGGCACTGAAGGCGATCGAGACGCTACTCGCGGATCCCGCGTACGCGTACGGAGGCAACTTCCTGCGGAGTGTGCGGCGGTGGGTGCGTACGAAACACCACATTACGCCGAAGCAGTGGCGGAGCGTGCAAAACATCCGAGCCTGCAGATGGTGACCAATGGTCACGCTGCCGTTGTCCCGCACGTGCAACCTCCGAGACTTCCCGCAGTGCGTGACCGTCGCCGCGTGGCAGCAGCAGCTGGCCGATCAGGCCTGGGCGCAGTGGACCGCGGCGCAGCATCTGCGCACACGGGAAGGGAGCCTGGTCGTGAACTACTCGGGGGTCGAGTTCCTGGCGCCGGGGCCGACGGCGACCTACTGGCAGCGGGACGAGGAGAAGCCGATCAACGGGGCCGGGCTGGTGCCGGCGGTCTACGGGCTCTGCGTGCTCGATCGGATCGAGGCGCCGGTGAAGTTCCTGTCGCAGGCCAAGCAGATCCTCGGGCGGCACGGGCTGTTGGTGCTGACCTTCGCGTACTGGGACGCCGAGGGCGAGGACACGGCGGCGGGGCACGACGAACGGCTGCGGATCTACTCGGCGCACAGCTACCAGCGGTTGATCCGCGACGCCAGGCGGGTGGGCTTCGAGACCTTCGGCGGGACCGACTGGACGTATCACGGCAACTACCTGGAGGACCACAGCCTGGCGAGCCTGGTGCTCACCCGGCGCACGGAGAGGACATGAGAGGGGGACACGATGGATAGGGTGCCCTTGCAGTGGCTGGACGAGATCGAGAGCCAGTTGGACGCCTCGGTCCCGCATTACCTCCCAGAATTGGTGCAGTTCGCGCGCCGGATCTACCTCGCGTTGGCGAAGGCCGAAGAGGAGATCGACCGACTGCTGGGGGCGTGATGGAGATCGAGATCGGGGGGCGGTTGCTCGCGGCGATCGTGCTGCTGGTGCTCGGCGTGCTCGTCGAGCGCTGGTGGCACTACGCGAGCCGCCGGAGGTAGCGGAAGACACGGCAGGGCACGGTGTGATACAGTGCCCTACATGACACAACCGAAGAAGCCACGTAGGTCCCATACCGGGAAGAACAGGATTCAGATGAACGTCTCTGTCACGGAGGAGACGCGCGCCCTGCTCGAAGCCATCCGTGAGCGGGACGGCGTCCCCTACAGCGCCCAGATCGAGCGTGCGTTGCGCCTCTGGGCGGAACAAGAGAAGGGGATCGAGGTGCCACATGCGCGAAAAGGTGGAGGCTAAGCATGCACACGACGACGACGACGACGACAAGGACGTGGGTTACTTCAATCTCGATCGGCTCGTACGCTACAGCGGACTCTCGCGGAGTACGCTGCGGCGCTATCTCCACGACGCCGAGCACCCGCTACCGCACCACGAGGTGCGTATCGCGGGCAAGACGCGCGGGCGCGTGCTCGTGCGGAAGACCGAGTTCGATGCGTGGATGCGGGCGTTCAACCCGACGTCGCGTGCCGAACCGACGCCCGATCCCATTACCGACACCCGCTGGATCCGCCGCGCGTTCGGCAAATAGGAGGGCGTCATGGTAGCGCGGGTGCCCGGCCTCACGATTCGCTTCGAGGCGAAACGCGCCGCTCGGGGACAACTCCCCTGGGGGGTCTTCATCGACCTGCGTCTGGGCGGCGAACGCCACCCCGGGGCGAAGTTCTTCGCGACTGAGGCGGAAGCCGAAGCGCATTATCCCTACGCCGCCGCGGAGGTCATGGGGATGCGCGAGTCGTACGAGCGCGAGCTGCGGTTGAAGCGGGCGCTCAATGTGCCCGCACTGCCGCAGGCACCCAAGGGCACGGTGCTGTTCGAGACGATGACGCAGCGTTGGCTCACCGAACACGTCAAGGAGATGTGTACCGCGGCAACGTACCTCGGCTACAAGGGGCTGCTCAAGAACCACCTGCTGCCGATCATGCGCAGCTGGCCGATGCACAACGAGACGATGACCGGGCAGCGGATCAAGGACGTGCTGAAGGTGCAGCTGGCGAAGAACAAGGTGCCGCTGCCGACGCGGCTCGCCTGCCAGGCGACGCTGAGTGCGTTTTTCGGGTGGGCCAAGAACGAGCTTCCGCCGGGGCAGTTCACCGTCAACCCCGCGGAAGGCATCGGCAAGTACGTCCGCAACGAAAACGAGAAGCGGATCGTCCTGCACCAACAACCGAACCCGATGACACGCGTGCAGGTCGACGCGTTCCTGAAGTGGCAGCACGCGCATTACCCCGAGCTGTATCCCCTCTTCGTCTGGCTCGCCGACGAAGGCTCGCGCATCGGCGAGGCCTGCGCGCTGAAGTGGGACCACCTGGATCTCAGTGGCGGCAAAGGACACGTCGTCGAGGCGTTTTCGGCAGCGCACCGCAAGATGGAGCTGCAGGACGGTCATGAGCGCGGGGTCGGCGAGAAGGATACGAAGACGCACCGCGCCGACCAGTACGTCGACCTGAGCCCACGGGTCGTCGAAGTGTACGGGAAGCTGAAGGTCGCCAACCGGGAGGCCTGGTTGAAGCGCGGGCGGCGCCCGATCAAGGAACCGCAGCACTGCGTCCTGACGAGCGTGCTCTCACCGCGCCGCCCCGATAAGGTCGTGTATGGCGCATTCCGCAAGGGCTGCGAGGCGCTGTCCCTCAAGGGGCAGACGGGGAAGCGATTCACGATTCACTGCCTGCGCGACACCTTCGCGACCCTCGCGTTGCTGGAGGGGAAGCCGCTCGGGTGGGTGTCGATGATGCTCGGCCACGAAGACACCGAGACGACCCGAAAGCACTACATCAAGTGGGTGCGGCTGGTCGAAGAGAACCTGCTCGCGAAGGGGCAGGAATGAGAGTGGAGCCGACGATCGGACTTGAACCGATAACCCCCGGTTTACGAAACCGGTGCTCTACCGAATTGAGCTACGTCGGCCTGCGAAGTACCAACAGACGAAGAATCCTGCGGTACGCCTGCGATTGGCGTCGTGTTGGGAGACCGCATGCCCGCTTATCAGCACAGTTCCCCAACTCGAAATGGGGTCCCAATCGCCTCACAACTTCCCAACTGAAAACCCGTAACGTGTTGCACCGACACGGCTTACAGGTTCGGGTAAATGCTTACGAAAAAGCCAACTTTTCTGAGGATTTTCGAGGTATTTCGGCCCGTCCACCGCCATGAATCCAACTGGAACTTTTTGCGGGTTCAGCAGGGTGGAAGGAGGCCGAGGTGGGCAAACGGATCGACGACCTCCGAAAGCTCGACGATACACCGATCGAGCGCCGGGTGGAAGCCCCGGAGAGCGCCGACGTCCGTGACACAGAGTGGTACTCCTTCGTCGGCCTGATCGACGACCTGCAGGCGAGCGGCAACTTCGACTGGGCCGTTGAGACCCTGAACGGCATCCGCGAGACGGTGCTGCACCGTCGGCAGGTGACCGAGGCGCAGAAGCGCGCGGTCAACAACATCGAGCACGCGCGCGACGGCCACTACCGATCGCGACGCCGCTACGAGGGCTGGGACCCGCGAGGACGGTGAACGATGCCGTCCTCGCCCACCACCCCGCTCATCCTGCCAGTGGTCTACATCGCCGGCCCCTACCGCGCGCCCACGGTGCGGCGCGTGCTCGCCAACATCTGGCGCGCGCAGGACGCTGCGCTCATGGTGTGGAGGGCGGGCGCGGTCGCCCTCTGTCCCCACGGCAACACGATGCTCTTCGACGGCGAGGCGGCCGACGACGTCTGGCTGCTCGGGGACCTGGAACTGCTCCGGCGCAGCGACGCCGTGCTGATGGTGAGCGACTGGCAAGCGAGCCAGGGCGCGTGTGCGGAACACCAGCTCGCGGTTGACCTCGGCCTGCCGATCTTCTACGACACGCAGCCCGGTGTGCTGCACACCTGGATCGTCGACTGGAAGCGCGCGGCGCAGGTCGAGTAGTGCTCCCGCATCCTCCCGGCTGCCGCGGCTGCGTGCTCGACGAGCGAGGGCGCGGCTTCGCCCCGGCCGATGGGCCGAGCGGCAGCTGGCTGCTCCTGGTCGGCGAAGCGCTCGGCGACGTCGAGGCGGCGGTCGGGCGTCCGTTCATGGGCGACGCCGGCGGGATGCTGACGCGCCTGCTGAACCTCCTGGGGTGGAGCCGCGACGCGATCCGGGTCCACAACACGATCAGCTGTCAGCCACCCGGCAACTGGTTCGACGAGCGCGCGCCCTGGTACTACAGCGCGATGGCGCACTGCCCCTACCTGGAGACGTCGCTCGCCGAGCGGCACCCGGTGGTGGTGGCGATGGGCGCGAGCGCGCTGCGGCGCGTGCTGCACCTGGAGCACAAGCGGAAGGTGCGGGTGCAGGACTTCCACGGCTCGATCGTCCGCGACCCGACCGATCGCTTCTGGGTGGTGCCGACCTATCACCCGAGCTTCCTGCAGCGCGGCGCCACGAACCTGATCGGCACGGTGCTCTGGGATCTCCGGCGCGCGGAGGAAGCGCGCGACCACGGGAAGCCGGCGAGCGAGCACTCCCTGGTCATCGATCCGCCGGTCGAGTGGTTCCGCGCCTGGGTCGATACGGTGGTAGCGGCGCGGATGCAGGACCCGGCGGCCTATCCGATCAGCAGCGACGTCGAGACGCCGGACAAGGCCGGCGGCAAGGACGAAGGCGAGATCACCGCCGACGACGTCAGCTACCAGCTGCTCCGGCACAACCTGGCGTGCCATCCCGATGAGGGGATCACCGTGCCGCACGCCGGGCCGTATCTCGACGAGCTCCGCCGCCTGTATGCGTCGCCAGGATGCATATGGATGTGGAACCGCGAGTACGACTTCGGGCGCCAGGTGCATGCGAGGCTGATGACCGAGGCCGGTTCGGTGCAGGTGGTCGACCTGATGTGGCTCGCCCACTTCCTGCAGAGCGACCTGCCGCGGGGGCTCGGGTTCTGGGCGCCCTTCTACAGTGCGTACGGGCCGTGGAAGCACACCGCCGACGACGACCCCGCGACCTACGGCGCGGTCGACGGCCTGCAGACGCACCGCGTCGGCTTCGGCGTGGTGGGCGACCTGATCGCCCAGGGCCAGTACACGATGGCGATGCGCCACACGCACAAGCTGCTCTCCGAGGTGCTGCGACCCGCCCAGCTGGTCGGGTTGAAGGTCGATCGGCCGCGGCTCCTGGTGTTCAAGCAGGAGCTCGCCGACAAGGCGCGCGAGCGGCTCCAGGCGCTCCAGGCCTGCGTGCCCGAGGCGCTGGCACCGCTCACCCCCAAGCAAGGCCTGACGCGTCCACCCGCGGCCACCGTGCTCCACGTCAAGGCGAGTGCGTTCACCCGGAAGGGGACGCCACGGAAGGGCAAACCCACCGCTGAACTGAAACAGGAGCTGTATGCCCGCGCGAAAGTCATCGAGAAGATCGTCCTCCGCGAGGTCCTCGTCTGCCGAGGATGCGGTGCTATCGAAGTATCTCGAAAACATCGTTGCCCTGCACCAGCGGCTGGACGACTGGATCGTGGAGTGGCCCGCCCACGCCCCGCTGTTGCGGAAGCTGAAGGACAAGCTGAATCAGGTGGTGGTGGACTTGATCTCGCTGTCGTCAGCGTCCACCGCTGGTTCTGGCAGGAGCCCTTCAACCCCGACTCGGTCCCGCAAGTCCTCGCCTACATCAAGTCCCGCAAGCACAAACCCGGGCGCGCCAAGAAGAGCCAGAGCGAGGAGAGCACCAACCGCGAAACCCTCGAACGCCTCGCCCGCACCACCGGAGACCCCTTCTACCAGTCCCTCCTCGACTACCGAGCCATCGGCAAAGTGAAGGGCACCTACGTCGAGGGCACCGAGCGGCGGCTGGATGTCGACGACCGGCTGCAT